ACCAGATATCCTTGCTGGCCTTTGAATGTTGTTGCCAAGGATGCTGCTCGTGCACCAGTGTATGTGTTACCAGCAGATATTGGTCTATAAAAGTGTCCATTTACACCATTATAGAAAAATCCTGCTGGGTTTACAGTTGTGGCTACTGATATTTGAACATTTCCAAGTATTGAGCCAGTGTTAACTTTTAAAGATGCTAATGCATTATTAACATTAGCAATGGTTCCTGTAAATACTAAACGTGTTTTGTTCCCAGTTAAAGTAAATCCACTTGCTGCAGTTAAACCTGTTGTTGTGGTTATATTAAATGTTGTACCTGATGGTGGATTAACTAAACTAATCGATGTTAGTAGTGTTTCAGTTCCAAATCCACTGATTACAAACCCACTAGCATCTTGTCCACTAACGTTTACTTGATAAGTTCTGCCTGGCGGGGCAGTGATAGATTGTCCAAATAGTACGAATGGGAATAGCAGTATGGTGAGTAGTAGCCTCATAAATTAACCTTACTACCTATTAGAAAGAATGATAAAACAGGAAAGTCTGGATTGGTAGACATGTTTGCTTTATAGTTCATGTTAAGCTTGAACCGTCTTGTTATTTGATAATCAAAACCGCTGCCAATAAAAGCACTAAACGTCCTATCGGTTGTTGTCACTTTATCTTTAGTTGAATACAGTAGTGGAGTGGATATAACATATAATTCAGGAGATACAGTTAAACGCTTACCCCCCTTAAATGGTTTGGTGTAGAATGCAGTGAAAGAAGGAGATACAAACGTATTCTTTTGATCTCCAGTTACCAGTGTCATAGCAGCACTGGCATTAAATCCGGTAACTCCCCATTTTCCAGCATTTAGTATTCCGCTATAACCTACAAATCCAATTATATTTCCATATGAATAAACGCTGGTTAAGTTAATGTTATGTACCCACTTCAGTTTACCATTCTTACTAAAGTTAATTTTAGTGTATTTTCCTGATATAGCAAACTGTTTTAGGTTAAACCATATCATCGATGTTAGTCCCCAACTCGACATTCCGGTCATTGAGGATTGAGACATACTTAAATTAAGTATAGGGGTAAATGTCTTATCTAGATTCTGAGCTGTGGTAAAATCTGATGATACTATGATAGGGTTATTTGTTCCGTTCTTTCCGTTTTTTCCTTTGCTGCTTCCGTTATTGTCTTTGGAACTATTTTGGTTTTGTTGATCAATATTCATTGTCGTAGTAGCAGCTACTTCTTCTCCTTTCTCCCCAGCTTTATTGTTCTGAGAGGATTGAGAAGATGTAGTCGAGCTAGAGCTGCTAGTTTGAGAGCTCCCGCTTTGATTAGAGCTACCATTACTGCTCCCGCCAGTACTAGTATTATTCCCAGCCCCTGTCCCAGATTCATTATTATTTTTAGGAGTATTGTTCCCGCTTTGGCCAGTTCCTGAAACATTTGTACCGCTCCCATTACCGCTATTGCTGCTAGTAGTAGCAGGAATATTATTATTGCTATTGTTTCCATTTTTTGATTTAGATTTTTTGTTACTGCTTTCTTTGTTATTTTTTCCAGCAGCATCAGTACCTCCTGCTAACGGAGTGTTGTCAATAGTACCTGAAGCAGCTGATTGAGCTTGGCTCATAATACTACTCACTACACTCTGTACTGTATTGCTAATAATTTGAGATGTAATTTGATTCTGTATTACCTGTCCTTGTTGCTGTCCACAAGGCGATATCTTTCTGTAATCGGCATAAGCTTGGTTTACCCAAGCACCGAATGCTCCGCTAGTAACATCAGCTGAAGTAAATTGCGCTGATTTACCTAAAAAAAATACTGTTGTTCCTGTAGCAGGAACGGAGAAGTAGGTTATAACCTTAGTGCAGGGATCAATAAATTGGTAGGTAAGGGTCTGCCCGTTACTTTTTAAACAGCTTATCAACAATAAGCTTAATAAAATTAGATATGATCTTAATTTTTTCAATTAATTTCTTCATTTTATTGAAGTTTAAAGATACCTTTCTTGTGCATGCGCAGTAGTATTTTACCGGCAGCTATCTCAAGCGCTTTCTTAGTCGAAGTACCTATTGTTGATTGATTAAATTTAACTTCTGAAAAGTTATCATCGTTCATTAGAGTTAATTCTCTAACTGTTTTAGCCTCTCCTAGACCGGAACCGGTGAAATATTCTCCTGTTTCAGCGTTAACGAATTTAACTTGCAGACCTAAACGAGTTACGACGGTGTTTTTAACTCCGTCTTTCATATTTACAGTTTCGTCTTCTGAAACTGAGAAATCATAACATTCAATATAAACGAAATAATGAGCTAATCTGATTTTACCTCTCCCATCCAACTTATCCTCGGTAATTCCAGACTGGCTAGCTTGAAACTGCTTGACCATTCTATTTTTAATCTCGGTCTTATCTTCTGTAAAGGTAAAATGATTGGTTTCTTCTAAGAACTCGACTACAATGTTTGTTACCCCTAATCCAACACGCTTATCCTTTAGTTCAGGATACATAGCATAAACATCTTCGCTAATACCTAAACTTAGAATTTGAATAGGAATCTTAGGGCCATCGTATTCTAAAAGGCTATCTATGTTCGATTTCTTCTCAAACGAAGCCTTATAGTCTTCAGTTGTAGTTTTACCTACAACTTGAGCATTTGCACCCCACATTATTAGTGAGGTACAAAGCCACAAGATTAACTTCTTCATTACTCTTCAGTTGGAGCTTCTTCTGATTTAGTACCTTTCTTAGCGTTAATGAATTTGTCAATAGATCCAATACCGAATGAACCTAAAACAATTACCATAAAGCCATCGAAGATAAACTCGTTAATCATGAACTCTCTACCAAGCCATCCAGTAACGATGTCAACACCTAAAGCGACTACCATCATAAGGAAAGCTAAGAATCCAACAACCGATTTTTCATTAATTGTGTTGTCATCGTCGAACAACTGTTTAAACCATTTCATACTTTTGATTTTTAGGGGTTATTACCATTTTGGTTCTTCTGAAAACTCTTTTTTCTTTGGAGCTGGTTCAGCTGGTTTAGCAGCTGGTTTTTCAACTACACGCTCAATTACCTTAGTTCCACCACTAGCAGCTTGTTGTTGCTGTTGAGTATTGTTGATTACAATAGTGGGAGTTGCAGCAGGAGCGGCTTGTTCTGTTTTAGGTTCTTCTTTATCTTCTTTATGACCACCGAAGAAAGTAGTCGTAAACCAAGTACCAGCACCTAATACAGCTGTACTTAAAGTACCAATGATTGTTTTTTTAAGTCCTGACCAAGTTCCGTCGTTATGGTCTTGTGATTGTTCTTCTGACATGATATTTGATTTTAAATTTTAATGAATTGTTTTGCTAAGCGTTTATTATCTTCTAAGTTATTTACTACTAATAAATAATTACCATTAGCTGCAGACGTCAAATCAACCTGCTTAATAACGGTAGTTACATATTGATCACTCCATATCTTACCAATATCTTTAACTTTACGACCTTGAATATCGTATACCATAGCTAAAGCATCCATGTTTGCTTTAGGGAATACTACTACCAATTCAAAGAACCCACTTGTTGGGTTTGGTCTGATTGTAGCTGAGATTTCACCTTCAGGTGTTTGTACTACCGCTCGTCTTGAAGATAATACTACATAATCAGATTGTAAATTGATATTGAAATGATCTCCATTTCTATCAGCAGCATCCATTAAGCTTCTAACATATAAGTTAGTCATAATATCGTTATTGCCGATTGGAGAGAATTTTAATTTGAATGGAGTTGCATTACCTGTTAATGATCCTAGTACTTGGTTATTCATTCCTCCAAAACGAATAATACCGTTAGCATCATCGTGAGTTAAATACTGTAACCATGGTCCTTGAATGTTTGATACTATTTCTTCAAACTTAACCTTAGTCGGATCATACTTCATTTCAAACTGTAAGCCATCATTTTTAATACCGTTTGTATTGATATTAAAGTTAGCATACATTGCTTGACCTGTCGGGGCGGTTACATTTGGAATATTAACATCAAGTGTTCCAATATATCTAGCTGCAGCTACTAAGTTACCGTTAGCATCAAACACCGGAGATGAATGTGTTCTGTCAACGTCACCTAAGAGGAAGTACTTAATATCAACGTTTGTTAAGTTAACTGTACCTACACTGTCAAAGATATAATTTACACCGTTAATATTACCAGGCCATGCTATCCATTGATCTTGCCCTAACGCTAATGAATCATAAGCATTTTTACTAAATACATTTAGTACTTTAGCTGTATCAATTGGCTTTAAGCCTGAGACTGAAGCATAGATTGAGTAAGCATCGCCACCATCTAATGTACCTGTTTTGTTAATATCAGCAATTAAATATGCTAATCCGTTTCTTAAGTATGTTCTTGGGAATGTTTGGTTAACATCTGTATTAGTGTATTCGTCGTATGTTTTAACAGCATCAGCTATTGTTACAGCATTATCTCTAATTGAGGCGAGTGCTGCTGGGAATTTAAGTTCAAGTTTATAGCGAGTATTTTCATCGATATTATCCAAGGTATAGGTACCATCAGCATTTACGGTTACTGAGTCGATAAATGCACCGTTATTAGCTTGAGTGCAGATAACTACAGGTCTTAAGTTCATCTGCGGTCCTAACCATACCTTACCTGATAATGTTAAGTTCCCTAGTAGCTTGATAGCTAACTTTTGATTTGTAAGCTGAGCTACGTTATCTCCGATCGTATTACCGTTAACATCAAACATACGAGCCCAGTTTACAGTAATTGTATCAGAAGCGTAATTTGGAGCTACAGCATTAATTTTATACTTGTTATGAATAATATAACCGCCAGAGTTGATAGTATTACCGCTCGATAGTACTAAGTAGTTGCGTCCTACTGTCCAATCCGGATTAGTTAAGTAAGTGTAAGTTCCGTTCGAATAGTTATTATACCTGTAGTTATCCCAAGTCCTGTAACTTACTGCCGGAGTCATTCCGTTCACAGTAGCATCGACTGTAGTAGATAAATAAGTTAATAATGTTTTCTTGTACTGAAAGTCAACCTGAAATGTACGAATATCAGGTGAACCTGGTGTGTAATACCAGGCTACATCTAAGGTGTCTCCTCTTCTAACAGTAGCTAGAGTTTGGAAGTGACCGATTTGTGGTGTTTGTGAATAAGAAGCAAAACTAATTAGAAGCAAAAATGCTAATAACAGTCTTTTCATAGTAGTTTATCGATTAGGTTAATAATGGTTTTCTTAAGGGCAGAACGAGCTGACGCTTGATTAAAACCACCACCTTCATCGATAATCATAGTTGAGGTAGATACTTCGGAACTTTTACCTGTTGCAATATACTCTTTTGATTTTTTACTATCTGTATAGAGAATACCTTTTATTCTAATTATTGTTTCATTTTCAGTCTTATGAAATACACTTACACCAGTTGATGTTTGCTGTACATCAAAGTAAATTATTTCTAAATCTAGTCTAAGTTCCGAACTATCACTTAAGTCATATCCCTTATCTAACACTACTTCTTCAACAATATTCTTAACCCCAAATGCGAGATTTTTATTCCCTGTTAGAGGTCCTACTTTTACTTTGTTGGTAACATTCCTGACCTGTACTGTAGTGTAGAGAGATGTAAGCGGATTTATTTCACCCGAAGGCACTGCTTTTTGGGCAGCTAGTACGCTATATACGCATAGAAACAATATAGTTAAAAAGGCTCTCATACTTTCTCCTACATAAATAGTAGATTTCACTACCTAAACTGTCCTAGAGCGTTAGTAAGCTGTGCTTTAGAAATAACTCCGATATTTCTATATATAGGTTGACCTCCTTGTGCTACTATAATGGTAGGTACAGAGGTTACGCTGAACTTTTGTGCAAGATCAGGATTCTGTTCCGCATCTAGAAACTGCATCGGAACTCCAAGTTCTCCGATAACTTGCTGAACTACAGGTTTGAAAGCTCTACAGGGTTGACACCATGTAGTACTGAAGTAATAAAATTCTGTCATTTGATTAAATTGAATGTTTTTGTTGTGTTCAAGTAATTGAAACGATTTGAGGCTCTACCTTATAGGTGGAGTTGAGGGTTTTGACTAGGTCATAACCTTCATGCTCAGAAATTTCTAGAACTTGCGACGTGTGGTAGTAGCGATCAGGTCCGTCTAAGATAAACACACACTGATACTTATTAGAATTCTCTAAATGAAGCATTCCTTTTTCTACGTGTCCTACGTTATACCCGTTAGGATGTTCATTATTAAATCTTCTATCTTCTACCTTAGTTAGTTTAAGTAAGTACCCTTGGTACTTCTTAAAATCAAATGTTTTATTTTCCATCTTATAAGTTTACAATAATAGGTCTATTCACAGGATCGTAAAAGCGATCACAGATACTTGCGTTTACATATGTTACTCCGTTTACCATCTCCTCTCCATGTCCTTCATGTATATGCCCGCAAACGTGTAGCTTGGGTTTTATCTCCTCGATCTTATTTTTTAATTCCTCACAGCCAGCATACTTTCCTTCCGATGGTACATAGTCGTGTCTTCCTATAACAGGTCCATGCGTTACTAATATATCCGTATCTGCAGGTATTTGATTCCACACTTCTTTTATGTCTGCACCTCTCTGTTTATTAAATGCCCATCTTTCTCCGTAAAACCAAGGCGTAATAGGTGATCCCCATATCTTCAACCCTCCTAAGACTATCTCCTGGTTCTCCAAATAAGTAACGTTAGAGCGGCCAGGTTCAAGATTAGATAGAATATTGCGAAGCCACGTGGGCTTTTTAAGATGTGAGAAATCTTCCCATAAATCGGAATCTTCATACTCTCTAAAATATTTCGGGTCAAAAGATCTGTCGTGATTTCCGGCGATAAACACAACCCCGTGAGTGTAGCGGGTAGCTTGCTGGCTAGCCCAATCTATAAAACTCATCACTTCTCCCTTTTGTCCTACGTTTGTAAAGTCTCCGGCGTGGATAAGTAAGTCTCCGTCTGGCAAGCCTGGTTTATAGGCTTTTGTAGTTAAGTGCTTGTGCCTGGTATGCGTATCACTAATCAAAACTACTTTCATAAGTATAAATTATGTTATCAAAAGCATATTACCAACTCTCTCTATATAAATAGTTTGCTTTCAAAAGTACTGTTACGATATTTATATATAATATACCCCTATGATGCACTGGCAACATTTTAGACAGCTGAAGGAAGTTAAGGGTCTAACTATGGATCAACAAGTTAGAATGTACAACGAATATGTAAACGAATTACAGTCTAACATGTATGCTGCTTGGTTGAATAGGGGAGGTGTAGCACAGGTAGGCATAGTAGGCCCGGGTTTAGAGGGGTTTTTGCAACAAGAAAACTTAAACTATATTTTACAAGAGGATGGATCTAAAATTTACGTCACAATATAATCACTAATTCTATGCCAGATTTACCGATATCAGGGCTACCTGCTCTAGTAACTCCAGAACCAACCGATGTCTTTCCAATCGTAAACAATACTGTTACCAAAAAGACTACAGTGCAAAATCTCGGTAATACTGTTTTTAATCAAATCTCGTCTTCTGTAGTACTGCCGAGTCAAACAGGATCGTTTACATCAACAAGCTCATTTAACAGCTTTACGTCTTCTATAAACAACGTAACTAGTTCATTCGGCGTCACTCCCTACTACGGGTCTTTTTACCATACTGCGTCAATGAATTTAGCTCTCGCTAATACAGCTTATACGATGTCTCTCAGTGTTACTGATGTGTCTAAGGGAGTGAGCCTTTCAGGCTCTTATGGTGAGATAATAAAAATAACTAATCCTGGGGTCTATAACATTCAGTTTTCAGCTCAGTTTGATAAGACAGATGCTCAGAATACTACGGCATTTATCTGGCTAAGTAGGACAGGGTCTGATGTTGCTCAGACTAACACCGGGATAACGTTGGGCGGAGGGTCTAATGATTCTGTTGTAGCTGCTTGGAACTTTTTTGTATCTGCTTCGGCTAATGATTGGTACCAGTTAAAATGGGGAGCTACCAGGGACAACGTTAGGATACTCTATAACGCTAGTCCTGCAGTAGGACCCGCTATACCCTCTCTAATCGTAACAGTTAACAGAGTCGGTTAATCTCCTCCTATTTGGAATGTAATTAATTGTTTACGGTATGCTTTAACTTCACGTCCGTTTTGGATTGCCGGGTTCCATTTAGGTCCGCGTTTGATTACTCGCTTGGCTTCATCTTCCATTCCGTAGCCGTGATCAGTTAAGGCGATTACATCGCTGATATTACCATCTCTATCCACTACGAATTGAATAAGCACAGCATAGGTGCCTTCAGGTATGTCGCTGTCTACTCTCAAGTTTCTCTCCAAGTATTGTCTCCATTTATTTATTCCGCCTGGAAATTCAGCTTCAATTTCAACTCGCTCGAATATATCAGGTTCAGTAGGTACATCAACAATACCAGTACCTCCATCTATTCCGGGTAGTGGAGCAATTAGACAAGTATCACCTTTTATATTTACTGTTCCTATTTCAGATCCACGTATATCAATTTGAGCAGGTATAGGCTCAACAGGCTGATCTACTATTATAGGTTCAGTAAACTTAACGGTTGTAGGTTGGGTAGTCTGAACTTCTTTAGGTGGAGGAGGTGGAGGCGGTTTTACTTCCTTCTCTCTAATCTCAGTAATCGTTACTTCAGTGGTAGTGTAGATCGGTTTAGTAAACTCCTTATTATCCTTAAACGCATAAGCGGAAACCAAAGCACCTGCTAACCCAAGGGTGATAAGTAGAGCCCGGTTGATCCTCTTATTATAATTTGATCTCAATTCGTACGCGCCGTACTGTTTGTTTCGGTGGCTAAAGACAATGTCTAGCAGGGCTTTGTTGGTTTCCATAATACTGTGTTTACATATAAGATGATCAACACAGCATAATTCACTACCTCAGTCTTCTTAAAAGTTTACAAACTTTAGCTTAAAATCCCATCATCGGATCTTCTTCTTTTTTCTTAGAGTCTTTCTTCTCAAAGATTACCGACTCGGTTGTTAGAATAGTTCCTGCTACTGATGCAGCATTTTCAAGAGCTGTACGCGTTACTTTGGTCGGATCAAGGAGACCTGATTTATTAGCAACTACAATACTCTGTGTTTTTGCGTCGTAGGTGAAAATGTTATCTTCTTGAGTTTGTTCGAATAGTTCTTTCTCTGCATCGAATATTTCTCTTAGAATCGAATAAGTATCTTCAATACCGCAGTTGGCAAGGATTGTACTGAAAGGTGCGTAACAAGCTTTCTTTACAATGTTATATCCGTTTGAATCATTGCCGCTTTCTGTAGCTTTATTTAGATACTTAAAAGCTTTAATTAATGCAATACCGCCGCCAGGTACTACACCTTCAACAAGTGCAGCCTTAGTAGCAAACAGAGCATCTTCTACCCGATCTTTCTTTTCTTTGATTTCAATATCGGAATTACCGCCTACTGATATAATAGCTACTCCTCCAACTAATTTTCCAAGTCTCTCTTGTAGTTTTTCTTTCTCATAGAAAGATGTAGCTTTCTCAATTTGATCTTTAATCTCCTCAGCTCTCAAGGTTATAGCCTCTTCTGTACCTTTACCGTCAACAACTGTGGTTGTCTCTTTAGCTACAGTAACAGTTCTTGCTACTCCAAACATTTCACCGAGCTGTACAGGTGTTAGTTTCTCTAGCTTATGTCCTTTATTCTTAGAAATAACTTGACCGCCTGTCAAAATGGCTAGATCTTCAAGAATCAAAGTACGACGTTCTCCAAAGTCTGGAGCTTTTACTGCAGCTACAGAAACAATACCGCGCATCTTATTTACGATCAAAGTAGCCAAAGCTTCGTCTTCAATATCTTCTGCAACAATAAGCAAAGGTTTCTGATCTGAATTAGCTTTACTCAATGCATTGAGGATATCGGCTGCTTTAGTAATACGTCCATCATAAATCAAAATGTAAGGATCATTCAATACAGCTTGCATCGTAGTATTGTTCGTAACAAAGTACGGAGATTTATACCCGCGGTCAAACTGCATACCTTCTACGATTTCAAGAGTAGTTTCTCCGGTCTTAGACTCTTCAATAGTAACGATACCTTCACGTCCTACCTTTTCGATAGCTGTGGAGATTAAATTACCTACCTCGGTATCGTTGTTAGCTGAGATGGTAGCTACCTGCTGAATTTGATCTTGAGAGCTAATATCTTTTGAGAGTTTACGAAGATGTTCTACTACCTCTCCTACGTACTTGTCGATAGCTTTCTTAACCTCCACGGGATTAGATCCTTGGTTAATGAGCTTCAAACCTTCTTCTACCATCGTAGCAGCAAGAAGCGTGGAAGTAGTAGTACCGTCTCCTGCTTCGTTAGCAGATTTGATAGATACTTGCTTTACAAGCTGTGCACCAAGATCTTCTACTTGGTCTTCTAGTTCATGAAAGGAGCGGGCTACTGTAACTCCGTCTTTCGTAACCTTGACCTCACCTGATTGATCTTTAATCAATACTGTACGGCCGCCAGGACCTAGTGTCGATGAAACCGATTGGTTTAGTTTCTTAATACCGGCCAGTAGTTTATTTTTTAATTCTGTTCCGAAAACTGTTGTTGTCATGGCTTAGAATATTTTTTCTTCTTTTACTAATTTAGAATAAATGTCTTGTTCTTTACAAATAAAATACTCTTCTCCTTCTAGGGTAATACGTACTGATCCTAGTTTAGGAATAAGAACCTTATCTCCTACTTGAAGTTGAGATTTAACCCAAGTATCAGAGTTGTAATTATAGGTTGCAGATACTGCTACCACCTCTCCTAGTTCAGGTCTTTCTTTACCTAGATCAGGAATGACAATATTACCGTAGGTCTGCTCTTCTTCTTCAATGGGCTTTAGAGCAATGTACCCATTCATCGGTTGTAACTGATTCATATTTTTATTTTTGTTTATTCTACTATTTCTGCTTCAGGAATACTCTCTAAAAAATAAAGAATGCCGTCTTTCTTAAGAACTGTATCTGAATCAGTTAGAAGCTTCCAGGCTTCTACTACAGGATTGTGTTCTTCTTTAATGACTTTCTTTACTAAAAAGAGCCTGTCTTGAAAGTTAATAAAATTTCTTGGAATAGAAAACATAACTTAGTACTTGGTAGGTCCTTTTTATTTGCTATTTAACTGCTTTGCAGTTTTAATTTCGATTCTACGCATTGCTTTGCCTTCAGCAACCGGAATGCTTAATGTTAGCAATCCTTTGTCAAGAGAGGCTTCAAGCTGGCTTAGATCGAATTTAGAAGAAATTTTCCAGGTAAGATCAAAAGAAGATCTTTTAATACCTCTGTAAATCGGAGCCTCTTGAGTGTTTGCAGACTTTTCGTACTTAATACGAAGCTGCTCGCCTTCAACAAGAATCTCGATATCCTTTTCTTCAAGGCCTACCGCGGCTACTTCAAATCGAATGCCGTTTTCTGTTTCGTAAATGTCTACCGGATGTGTTACTTTCTGCGTAATTGCAGAGAAATGTGCTTGTGTTTCAAGGAGGTCTTTCCAGAGCAGGTCAAATGGATCCAGCTCAAAGGGTCTAAATATTCCCATGGGTTTAAGTTTTGTGTTCCCTTGCGGTGAACGGTTAATTAATGTTTTCGTAACTAAGGCCTACCAAGTACCTTTGCAATAAATATATCAAATTTTAGTAAAAACTAGTGTCCGTCACGGAAATTTTTTGCCACTTCTGGAATCGCTATAAGATCTACCCCGTCTAATTTAGTTGTATTTTCCATACAGTCTTGAACGATTGGGCAAGCTCTCTCTACATCTTCGTCTTTTACCTGACAAATTAATTGGTCATGAATCTGACAAATCACTTGGCCGTTTATTCCTTCTTGTTTAAACCTACGATTAATCTGTAAAGCAGCTCTATTTACGATACTAGCTGAATAGCTTTGAATCTGAAAGTTTAAAACGTTGTTTAGAGCATTTTTATAATCTCTATATAGATTAGTTGCAGCTTCTGCTCCGTACTCCTGCTCTACTTGCTTCCTAAATCGCCAATCTTCAATAAGTTTATCTCCAAAGATATTATAGATCTCTTTAGCTTGAGGGAGATGTCTAATACGCCCTACTTTATTCTTAATGTAACCATTCTCCTTTACAAACGCACGTGAGTTTTCTCTCCACTTTCTCAGTTCAGGGAATCCATCTAGATAACCTTCTACAAGTCTCTCCCCTTCTTTCCTATCTACACCCAAAGACATTGCAAGGGCATATCCAGACATACCGTACGGCACACCTAGTGAATAAGCCTTAGCAGTTTGTCTCTTAACCGGATCTACCTTTTTAAGGAAATTAGGTGCTTTAGTATGTGCACTTACTCCCTCTAGTTTCTCAGTTTTGATAGCAATGTGAGAATAGAAGTCTAAATCATTATTAAAGATATCTTTCAATCCCTGGTCGCCTGCTACAGTAGCAAACACTCTAGGCTCTAGAGATGCATAGTCGGTATCGAGTATCTTAGCTCCCTCGTCGGCAATAAAAAATGCACGAACTACGTTTGTGTAGTTCATAATCATTTCCTCGTCTTGTCCAGGTTCAAGCGGCTTAGGTAACTGCTGCATGTCTGATCCGTAACGGCCCGATACGGTACCGTTCTGCTTAAAATATGGGTAGAATCTACCATCTTCTGCTGCATCAAGAAACCGGTCAATATATGCGGTTTTGATCTTAGTGAGTTTATTATAGAGGCGTAAATGCTTTGCCCAAGCATACTTGTCCTTGATAGACTGAATCATGTCTTCATCAAACTGCGGCTTACCTTTGGTAGTATTTGAGATAGGCTTTTCCCCCAATACGTCGAAGGCAATCTTACCCATTTGATCTTTAGACTGGATATTGAAAAATTGCCCGTCATTATCTTCTTTCCAAAGAGATAAACTAGCCTTTACAATCTGATCTTTGCTGAGACATTCTATATCGCCAGTCATCAAGAAATCCTTGATAACTGAAGGAGGTAGTGCGGTAACAGCTGCTTTATTGATGGTAAACTTACCGGTCTTTTCGGATTTAGGGAGCTCTACTCCATTCTGCTCTAGAAGACGTTGAGCAAACGTGCCCTTACTTTTAGGCGGATATGCTTCCACGGCCTGATCAATAATCCACGCTCTTACCTTCGATTCCTTTAATAGCTCTTTAACAATCATCTCAGATTGCTCCTGTAAGTCTTTCGTTATACTCTCTTTGGTACGCTCTATTAAAGGGATATCAAGTCTGATACCATGCTCCTCCATTGGTATAGTAACCTCTCTATATACGGGCATTACTTCGTCTTCAAAAAAGAACTTCTCCAAGCCTTCTTGAACTAGAATCTGATAGAAGTGGTTATAGATACGGAGGGTAAGGTCGGTATCGGCGGCAGCGTACTTGGAAAGTATCTCCATATCTGCTTTGTAGATTTCGAAATTATCTTTCGAAGTAGAACCTCCGTTAGCTTTAATATTTTCTTTTAGAGCAATCTGCTCTTCGTTAGCTTCAGTCTCTACATCTAAACCAATCTCCTTCTGAACCATTATTGCAATGGATTTCAAACCAAAAGGATTACCGTATCCGAATGCACCTTCTTCTTTTACTGTGTGTACGATTAGGGAAGTATCTGCATGAAGAGAGGGCAGTAAATCAACACCGTAAAAATTCTTTACGTACCGTAAGTCGAAGGAGGCGTTATGACAGATAAGCTTTTTATCTACGAGCTTTGTAATAGCAAACTTAGCTAATTCGTGTGCTCCTTTACCTTCTATTAACAACTCCTGTAAACGCTCTCCGTTCCAGACCATTGTAGGCATATAAAACCCTTTCCCGACCTCACCAGAGACAGAGAAACCGATAATCTTGCCTTTACGCATGTTCAGACTATCGGTCTCGGTATCGAAAGCTACATATTCGCTTTCTGTAATGTGCTGTACTAATTGCTTGAAGGTCTCCTTATCGTTGACCGTGACATAACTTTTTTCTTGCATCATAATCCTTCTTGATTCTCTATCAGTTTTTTCGCTTCATCGTAAGACATTGTTAACTCTTTTCTCCTACCTCTGGAATCTCTAACAATTTCTAACTCCTGGCACAGGGTAATAAACGCTTTTAAGTCTTTTTGTGAGCAGTAAATACCTTGTGTCTGTACCAGGGATTGAAACTTGTTATACGATAGTGTAGGATCGTTAGCTAGCTTCTTACCGTTCTGATAATACAATCTAAGAAGTTTTAAGTTAAGCTCCAACTGTTTGAACTTGGGAGTTTGTAAAAGTTTTTTAGTTTCGTCGTAACTACCTATAGTATAGAATGCATTAAACCCTACCCCTATTAGGATAAGCAATTCAAGAAATACTGTTATAAAGAAGAATGCTGTGGAATTTTCACTGCTCTCGCCAAGCTTTGTAGCAGCCTTTTCTTGAGACTTACCCTCTATCTCTTTCAACTTAGCATCTTTAGTTTGCTGTAAGGTAGCTACAATAGAGTCCCGGTACTGTCTATCAGTCCTAGTTTTAGTCGGTTGATTTCTGTAGTACTGAATCTCCTTGTCGTAATAGCTTGCTACTGAATCTGCTTTTTGAGAGGTGGTAGCTTCTACTACAGTTTGAATCGTTTCAGTATTATCTATAAGTCTGTGAGCTCCTTTAATGGAAAGATAAAAGCTTCCTGCAATTAAACCTAAACAGATAAGAGATCCAATGGCAATAGTGGCGGTGAACTTTTTGATTTGTAAAATGCTAATCGATAGCTGCTCTAGTACAAACCGTTTTGTAAGTTCATACCCAGTAAGAAAGAGAGCTACAAAAATAGTAAAAAAAGTATTCTGGAAAGGGAATAGCGGTGGAATACTGTCTGTAATAGACTTTACAAAAAAGTATCCAAAGTAGATCAAAAAGATATTACCTAGAAAAGAAAAGTAGTACAGTATTCTATCTAGGGTAAAATAGTTTTGCTCGAGCTTATGCACCTCGAGCTTCAACCGCAGTTTATTATACTTGTCTAGTTTCACTTACTTTTTTTTGACTCTACATACTTAGCTTTAAGTATTTCAGTTCTACGCTTTATAGACGGCTTAGTGTAGGTCTGTCTATCGCGCAGTTCTTTTACAACACCGATTTTATTGTGCTTGTTCTTATATTGCTTTAACGCCTGTTCGATAGAATTATCTATGTTAACTATAATCATACCCTGTTAATTTTTAACCAAGTCCAAAATTTGCGATTTTTTCATGCTTTATTTTCGAACTTTCCTATTAAAAATGATAGAAAGCACCGAAGCCGACTTGGCTTGAATGCTTACCGTCTTTTACCATTCTAAGAACTGATTGTTCGACACACCACTTTTTATTCAAGCTGTATCTAACAGAGGGCATATAAGTAAACTGCCCTTTCTGGTCGTTAAAGAAAGTCATACCGCTGCGAAATCCTACTTTGAAAATTTTACCAAGACTTCTTTCAGCACCGACGAGTACAGGGATTTGTGCATTACCTGCTCTATTTTGCATATAACCAACGGTAACGTTTAGATCTTTTTTAGAAAACGTTACTCTTTGTCCCCAAAATTTAGAATTCCAATTGACGTTTTTAGCAATAGGTGCAAAAACTGTAGCACCTGTAGAGACGTTCCATCCTTTCAATTGTGCAGATGAAGTCAATGTAAAAGTTACTGCTAAAAATAATAAAAATAAATTTTTCATAATTTGTTTTTTAGTTTACAATACATAACTGGACATGAAAAAATCGCAAAATTTTGAACTTAGTTAAAATTAATTCTTCAAGTCTTTAAATTCTTCTATATTTGTTTTATAGTTCTTCAATAATACCTAGTACTTCGGCTATAATCAACAACCAGCCAGCTCCTATCAGGTTATTTTCAATTAAAAAATATCCTGCTCCTACTCTGAGTATTGATTTAGACATACTACAGTAAAAATGCCAATACGTTTTTGATTCTTTTGGTTGCATAACTTACTTATTTCGTTGTTTATCATTTTGCCATTGTCCATTATACTCTTCAGCAGGTTCACATTCATGAAAATATATTTGAGCTACACGAGCATCCTTCTCAATAAATATCGTCTCGGTCACTAGCATGATGGTTCCCATGTTATCTGTTTGAAAACCAGGGTCAAACACCGGGGAATTAATAAGGGCTCCATTACGCCAGAGAGAGGATCGCTGCTTAATAAATGCTACGCGATTATTAGGAATCTTACATCCTTCGTTAAATGTAATATCATAAGTACCTTCATATAATAACCATCCTTCTACCTCATCTAATCGAATAGTTTCGACAGGGGTGTAAGTGGTCAGTTCGGTTTTATTTTTTAATACTTTACCTATTTTACCGCCTCTAGGTAAGTTATAGACCCCTCCGCCAATTTTGTTACCTACCTTATTTACTGCTTTTAAGGTAACATCGAAACCGACTTGTGCTGGTTTACCTTTAGTTTCGTCTAGCTTAAGTAGACCTTCTTCAATTATCTGATTTGAATTTAACATACTATTTTTTCTTTTTGAACGGAACCCATTTATTTAGTTTATCTTTTCTACGCTCACATCCACAGTCTTCTTTACCGAACAAATGAGCTATTTTTTCGGCCAGTCTATCAATGTAGAAAAACTTTGTGATCTTAGCAACTAAATCTCCTAGCCCTTTCATAGTTTATTTTTTTTATATTCCGATACAAATGTGCATAGTCTTACAAAACTTTCTTCGTCTAAATTAGACTTTAACTTATTTATATCTTTATGTACCCACTGTACGTTTCCTATTACGTAGCCTTTTCTACTGTCAATTCTATCTAAAGAAGCAGTATTTTTTTGGTATCCGTATTTATTCAATGTTCCTGTTTTAACATTAAAGCCTATTTCCTGGCCAGATAGTGCACATTTTTTTTTCTGTTTTAAAAAAAGCTCCCACGCATATTCAATAGAAATATCAAAGTCAAAACCCCTACTTGCTGCTCCTTTCTTATAGTACGTCCAGTTAGTTCCTGCTATCTCTCCATAACCTTTCCAGCTACTACTTTTTCTAACTTCTTTCTGTGCCGGATCTTTAAATTGGTCTAAAGCTTTTAATCTTCTTGTTTCTCTTAACTTAAGAGCATTTTCAGTTCCGTACTTTTCTTCGTAGCTTTTAGAGTTGGTTTTAGCTATTTGTTCTCTTGTCTCTAAGGAAGTTAAGACTGCATCCGGATACTTTTCTAAGTACTGTTCGAGAGTAAAACTATGCTTATCTCTCAAATGACTATTAGTAATAGCTTTAAATTGCTTATTGCAAATTTTACATGTAATCATCACTTTTCTTTTAATATAAATAGTGGTGATTGCACAAAAACTACTTCTTAATAGCCAAATCAATATTTTTATAAAATTCTGCTCTTGCTGAGTCTTCTTCTAAAAAGCAGCCTGATAGCTTCGTAGTTTGCATGGAAGCACCTTGGTGTTTAACTCCTCTGCAACTTACACAATTGTGTGTAGCATTTACCATAACAGCTACGCCTAAGTTTCCTTCGCAAATTTTATCTACTGCATTATGAATAGCTACAGTCAATTGCTCTTGAATTGCTCCTCTCCTACCAAAATGTTCTACAATGCGGTTTAACTTACTCAAGCCGACCACTCTACCGTTTTCACTAGGTACGTATGCAATTGATACAAGACCTAAAATTGTTTCATGATGGTGACTGCAGACGCTAGTAACAGGTATATTACTTTCCTGTACTATTCCAGTATAGCCATCACTCGGGAAGCTTGTTATTTCTGCTAAAGGATTAAAGCGGCCTGCAAATTTATCGTTTACATAAGCCTTAGCTACTCGCTTTGGTGTATTAGAGCTATTAGGATCATTCTCCCAATCTACACCCAAGGTGGTTAAAAACTTTCCGTAATGTACGGCTGCTGCTTCGATAATCCGTTGCTTTTCGCCGTCAGACAGTGAATGACGTCCTTCTAAAATTGCATCTCGAAGGTAGGTACTGATCCCATTAGCGTGTCCGGCCTTGGCAAGTTCTAACTCTTCAATGTTGATGTGTTTATCTCTACTCATGTATTATAGGTATTTAGATATTTGATTTAAACGCTCTTCTACTGTTCCTGTTAATATAACGACTTTTTCTTTAGGTATGTACTTTACCATAAACTCTTTTATTACGCCATCAATCTTAAGCTGCAATTCATGACTTAAGCGGTCTGGATCGGCTACATAATCAAACTCAACCGGAATATAAAAGAAATACTCTACCTGATCTTTAGTTTCTTCAAATAGAGTGACGAGATTTTCGATATCAAGTTCAGGGGCTAGAATCTGGGAGTAGATAATACAGTCTACAATACTTCGGGTACTGATTACATTCTTATGAGTAAGGTAATTTTGATAGGCCCAGGCCGATAGCTCATTAATAGCATACTGCTTTTCGTTATTAGATAACTCAAGCATTTTTCCAATCTTAATAACAGGCCTAGAAAAACCGTCAGTAACGTAGTATTCAGGAAACTTAGTAGATACCTCCTTTAATAAGGTAGTTTTACCAGTTCCGTGAGATCCAAGTAGTATTTTCATCTAAGTATTTTGTAAAATATACAGACTTTTACTCAAATTTCCAAGTATTTGTAAAAAAGCTTTTCCACGCTTCAAGGGAAGTACTACGAAGGGCATAAAATACCTCATCAAGAGTTGTTGCTACGTTAGGAATAGCGCTAAAATTTACTACCTCTCCTTCATCTACCCCCTCTGTTACCTTATGTACTACGGAACCGATCGTAGGATATTTACCTTCCCAAGCCCTAACCTGCGGATCTTTCCCTTTCAATTCCGGATACTTGGTTATAAGTCCGGGATGACCGTTGTAGAACCCTCCTTTAAACTGGTTAAAAAAGCCTGGCGGTAGAATTCGTAAAAATCCGTGTAAGGTTATTAGCTTCTTTTCTAACAATTCTGGAATGAGATAATTCTCCATTACTGGATTGAAGGGAATGGTCCTTATCTCTACACCGTTTTTCCCAAGGATCTCTAGGTTCTTTTGGGGTATCTTACGAAGATTGTTGGTTATGAGAAGGCTTGGGAAAAACCCAAGCTCTTCACTTATAGCAATAACCTCTGATGCTGTTTGTGATACCAGTACTGCCCAGTCTTTCTGTAGCTTCGTCACTGTCCCATCGCTTTTTGAGTGTAGTAAAACTTAGATTTAAGAGCTGCAGGAATCATAGAAGGCTTAGTAGCACGTACCGGGCAGATATCTAATGAACCGCGGCGTGAGTAGAGTAGCATTACGCAGCATTCTTCTACTAGAGAGTTAGACATAATCTCTGTATAGAGCTTTTCAGCACAGAATTCGTGAAACTCATTTACTTCGCGAAGTGAAATTACAAGCTTTAAGAGGCCTTTCTTATCTACGGCTCCTTGCTTGGTTTTAATAGTAAAGTAGGCCGCGCCTGTATCTTTTTGCTTTGTATGACGGCAACGAGATCTCAATACGTTAGTGAAGTAATTAACCTCTTCTCCATCTGTATTACCGTCAAGGCTCACAAGATAGTATTCGCCAGTAGCATTATAGTCGGTAATCTCCATCTTCTCTAATTCGCCCTCTGGAATAGCTCTATATAAATCTAAATACCCGGCAGTAGGATCTGCTACCTTAGCTTTATCATCACCGGACTTAAAGAAGGCTACCTCTACGTTTGCTTTAATACAAGCACTAACATCTTCCTTCACTTGATTCTCGTAATTAGCAATCGCTTCGTCCATAGTAGCTCCCATCTTACACATATCGAAAGTATTCAGGTAAAGCTTAAAAGACTTAGACTCTACCATGAACTCCGAATCAGAGGGACAGATAATCTTTAAAGTACCTGCTACCGGAAGACCGTTGTTAAGAAGGAAAGTAGCTTCATGACAATGCCATACATCGTATCCTACAAACTCATCTCCCTTAATTCCCCAGTCTTGACGTGCAAGAATACGCGGCATAGGGTTTAACTGCGATGGATCAAATTTATCTGTATAAACCGCATAAGAGTTTGCGGATCCAAGCGACCGCGAAGCCGCTTCATTCATATTACTTACTGACATAAGTTCTAAAAGTTTTAACGTTATCAAAAATTAATTCAAGCTGCTCTTTAGACAGTTCAATATCTAGGTTATCAGCTAATTTAGCTTTTGGTTTAGGAGCGGTAAGACCGTTAGGTCCTAGTTTATTTCCTGACCATCCATTTACAATAGGTGAGCTAGTATCCAAGGAATAAATATAACTAGTTAAATGCTGTTGATTATACTTAAAAAGCTGAAACTCAACCGGATTCTGGCATCCAAGTAGATGGAATTTGTGAAGTCGGCCGCTAAAGCGATACCTATTAGAATACCACCAATTCAAGAAACGAAAACGTACTGTCACGTAGTCAGAATCTGGTACTAGGTCAAAAGGCAATGCAATAATATCAATATCTTTTTCAGTATAAAAATCAATACAATCAGCAATATCTTCAAATGTGTCTCCTTGACATACTCCGATGTACTTCACTTTATCCGACCTATAATTACCGAGATATTCTACAGCATTCTCCATAGTCTGCCGGTAGTCATTTACTTTATCGGGAAGCACTAAGTGCGTAGGTTGAAACTCTTCTCCAAGCTCGTACAACTCCTCTCCTGGGATTGATTGACCGAGTTCAAAAGCAGAGTTATCCAATATAGAGTAAGGGGCAGTCTTAAGTTTCTCTTTATAAAACTCTGTATACTGTCGATCATTATTTAGCAAATGACCTAATACGTAGGGATAATCGCTAATAAGATCGTGATAAGGAAACAGCTGCTTAGGTATTTCGTGACTTATTAATGCCATAGTTTAATTATTTAGGTTTTACTGCTAGTTTAACTTCTTCCTTCTGTAGCTACGTGCTGGTAAGACAAAGCTGTGGGAGAGTAGGCTTTATCAGTACCTTCTAACATAGGAGGATTAGCAATAGCGTTAGCTTTCATTTTCTCTTCAGCATACTTTGATAATACCTGCTCTACATATTCTTTTGCTACTTCCCATTTTACAGGACCGGTTTCGTTTGCATATGCAACAGGATCAGGACGTCCTAGTTTAGTAAATGCTTCAATACGTTCTACTGATGCTGCTGATTTATAATCCGAGTACCATACGTTACCGATTTGAATTGGTTTATAACTTGTATTAGTACGTTTGTACACTTCGTTAAAGTCTAATCCCAACCCTTCACAACACATGGCACCGTCTTGTAAAATGCCAAGCTTATCGGTATAGAGATACGGAGTATAAAATCCTACTAGTTCTGAATTCCAATTACCCATTCTAAAAGCTTCCATATCGGCGTCTCTAAATTCTTGACGGCAGTCCGGGTAAATGGCGTGATCGCCTGCGTGAATACCTAATGCAATAGCTACTTCTTGACCTACAGAACAGTCATCTCCAATCGGCTTTGTCGCTATAGATAAAGCAACTGCCTGTATGATAGAGGAGAATATTTTATTACGGTTAGGTACTACTGTTTCTTTCATATTATCCTGCTCGTAATGCCCTTCAGGAACATCTTTCCCTCCTTCAACAAGTGCTGAGTTGAGAAGTTGTTGTAGTCCGTCTAATTTGATAACCTGATGCTTTACATAGTTATCTTGTTTAGTATAAAACATTCTATCATTAATATAATCTACTAATGATTTAGCGCGCTCAAGTTCAACACGGTGCTTTTGGCCGTAGTCGAAAGATAGTGCTGTTACTTGAAAACCGTTTGCAAGAAGGTGCAGGAGTAGGGTAGAGCTATCCATCCCGCCCGACAATGATAACACTGCTTGTTTTTTCATCTGTTAAAAATTAGAGTTAGAAGCGTATTATTTTGTATCCCGATTAGCCTCAGAACCGGTTTTTTTATCTTCTTTACTGTTAAGGTCTTTTTGAATAGAGATTATCTGATTACTTACTCCAGACACCAGGGTACCTAACTGCTCCCATAACTTGTCGCATTCATCTTGCAGCTTTTTAATAGACTTCCACTGCACTAACTGTAAAAAGCCTAAAAACGCTATAATACCTATATACAGATGTTCTTGTGTTAACGTTATTGTCATTCTTTAAATATACTATTTTTCAGTCGTATTGTCAACTTCCCCGCGCATAAAGTTGTAGGCTTCGGGGGTTCCAGGAAAAGCTATGAAGTCGGGGTGCTCCATTGCCCTTTGTAAAATCTTTACGGTCAACTCCTTGTCTTTTGTATCAATAACGAGAGGTTCAAAAACAAAGTCTGTTTTAGAGTCCTTTTTGCGGGTGAGGTAGTAGAGGCTTCCGGCGCCTACATGCTTGATGGCTTCGTAGAAGCTTTCAGCTGTTGTTTTTTGATTCATATACTTTAATCTATTACAATTATTTCTCCGGCATTATGTGCTGGAATATAGTGCTGTAAACGGTGTTTATTAAGTATTAGCTTAACAATCTCTCTCATTTTCTCTGAATAACCTGTTATAATACAGAAAGGCGGTTCGTTTAATAAAACGAAGTTCTCTACTTTATCCTCAACCTCTAGGTGAGAGAGTCCGTGTAGATCTAATTTTTTCATTTCAGCTTTCTTGTTTGCTTCCACATATCGATAGTTCCGTACACGGCTACAAAAATAAGCACTACGATCGCTGCTACAGCTATCATACGTTTAATTATTTTTACTTGCTTGACCACCCATCTATAATACCCTGTTTTATATCTGCCCAGTCAATTACCAAATAAGCAACAACTATAATACAGAGAATTGTAAATCTGTGTTTAATAAGAAATGCCTTGATATCCTTTAGCAATTCTTTCATACTATACATTTAAGGTTTTATTCCAAGCTGCAATATGCAAACGAGTTAATCCACGGAACTTATACTTTTTAGCCATTTCTAAACAGAATTGGGTACGCTCTTCAAAGTCTTTAACATCATCTAATCCTGGCATACAAACCACTTTGGAAAGAGGTATGCTAAATGGTACGACAAAGTCGCGGAAAAGTTCCTGTACATCTTCTTCAGTCGAGATAACAAACTTGAATTGGTAGTTTCCATGTTGCATTATTCGTTTAATGGCTTCAGGATTGATACGCTGCTTGGCAGTCATACCAGAATTAGAGAGCTTAGGTGAACAATTAATTTGATCAATAATATCAAACAGGTCGTTATCGATAACGACAGTACCGTTAGTTTCTATTTCGTTAAAAACGTTGTAGTCATTGTTAAAGTTTTCTTGAGTAGACCAGTACTTAAAGAAGTTGGTAATTGCTACCTGATGACCTTTAATAGTAGGTTCACCGCCTGTCCAAATAATATGAATATTACCTTCTTTAATATCATCGTAGATATCCTGCTCCTTCCAGCGATCAATCAAGTACTGAAAGTCTTTATCTTCGCCTCGCCACAACCACTGACTTGTAGAATCACAAGTCCAAGTTGCTTTGCCTTCAGCATGCAAGTCACCTACAAAGATTTCTCCATCCTCTAGTTTTTTTTCTTTCTCTAACTGATTAGCAAACTTCCGGCTCATACCGCAGGTTAGGTTACAAATACCTAGACGGACAAAGTAAGAGGGCACTCCTGATGAGATACCCTCACCTTGGACGGAGTAGAAGTCACTAGAAATTAATAGTTTGTGTGGATCTATTTTACTCATATTACTGTCTTTGTTTTTCTTTTAACTTCTTACGCTTAAGAGCTTTCTCGCTGATAGTCTTTTCTTTCTTATCAGACTCTTCTTCTTGTTGCTGATTTACTACTACGCGGGTAGCCGCTTTCCATTCAGACTTGGGAATATACTGCCAAGTCGATCCGGCCATTTGGTTGGCTTGTTGATCAGGTACGCGAACAATGTTACCTGTCTTTGAGTTTTTTAAACACTTCATAGTTTTCCTCCATGTTTTATATAATAGAATATATGATTAATTTGTGGAAATTCCAACAAAACTCCTAAAAAAGTTGGATGCTGGTCTCCGCAAAGACCTAATGCGTGTGTAATTGCTTCGAACATAACCTTTGTATTTTTAATTAACCCTCGTAACTAGCACTATTCCTTTCGTGCTCGTATACTTCTACTTTTATGGCTTTTACTCGTCCGCTAGTTTCTACTGCTAAAAAGTCGTTAATAACTCCGTATAGGTATTCAGCAAATCGCTCGCATCCTACAGCAGGTAGTATACGTAACTGTATGATACCGTCTCTATTCATTTGTTTGAAATGCTCTAAATAAGGATCGTCCTCAGCTACGACTGTTGTATGATCGAGTAACCAAGCAAAGAAATCCTTGGGAGTTTTACCTTGAATAGTGTTCTTAGCACGCTTCATTCCACCGAAGTCCCATACCCAGTTTCTCTCGTCTAGCTCTCCTTCGAACCATACTCGAAAAGATACTGCATATCCGTGAAGAAATTTGCAATGCGTGGTTTCTGCTTTCCATTGGCGAAAGCAAGTAGAATATCCGTCAAATAACTTAGTAGACTTGTAACTGCTCATAACGGTTCTTTTAATAAAGTTAAGCTTTCTTTTTCGAAGAAACAAACTCTTTTGCAACTATTTGATTTCCTTTTTTATGTTTAGGTTCATATGGACAGTGCCTGCATCCGTTTCCGCAACACTGTCCTCTCTCTAAATGAAAAAGAGCCGTAAACACGACTCTTTCTCCTTCTAGATAATAGTGTATGTCTTTCGTAAACTCTTTTTGTTTTTTCATTCTTACGATACTCTAATCATTACTACGCTACCGCTTCTATATAAACCTCCAAGCGGTACACCACCTGCAGTCGCAGCTGCATCATCAACGAAGTTTAGACTGCGAGAAACTTGAGTTAGTACTGTGTGACCGTTCTGGAAAGTAGCTGAAGTTTGTGCTGCAGTAGATCCGCTTATGAATAACTTTCCGTTTATGTTAACTTCGGAGCTAGCAAAATCACCGCCAATCAACGGAGTACCGGACGTATGGTTAATATAAAGCTTATAATTCTGTTCAGTTCCGCTGGTTGGGCCTGATCCAGGTCCTATATAAATGTTTCCAGTTGAAGAACCGCTTGCAAACTGTCCAGCTTGAGCTCCAAGAGCTATATTACTAGTGCCGCTTAATGGTTGACTTAGTGCAGCAAAACCGATAGCTGTGTTACTGTTTCCTGTACTGTAGGTTAGGGTATCTTTACCTAAAGCAGTATTATTACTTCCTACTTGATTTAAATATAACGATCCTGCACCAACCGCTGTATTTGAGTTAGCAGTAGTACTAAATGCAAGAGCGGAAGCACCTACGGCCGTGTTATTGTCTCCTACCGTATTACTATTCAAAGCAGAAGCACCTACAGCTGTTAAAGCAGATCCGCTCGTGTTAGCACCTAAAGTGCTGAAACCTAAAGCTGTGTTTTGAGCTATACTATCTGGATCGCCGACCCCTCTACCCAGTCTTATTGATAATGAACCGGAAGTGGCAACGAACATGTCTCCTTCAGATGAGATTCCGGAACCGCTCGCTGATAAAGTACCTTGCTGAACTCCGTTATTGTCTAGGAAATAGATTGTACCGTTTGATACCCACAAGTCTTTCCAGGCAGCTGTTGAACTACCTAAGCTGAAGCTAGAGGTAAATTGTCCGGCACCGGTAGCTGGAATGATTGAACCAGACATTATTAAAGATCCGGTAACCTGAAGGGTCTCTGGAGCAACTAAGATTGAAAGCCCGTTAGTAGTTGCACGAATAATAGCTGTTCGGGGTCTGTTAGGGGTAGTAATTAGTGATCCGGATAAACCAAACCAAAGTTCTGCGGGAGTGTCTGGTCTACCTAAGCTAATATAGTTTTCAGACGGAGCTAGTAGAATTCCTCCGGCTATGTCTGTAGTATTTGTTCGAAATCTAGCACTTCCTCCTGCTTGTAGATAAGAGCCTGTTACTTTTAGTCCATTTGAAAATCTACCATCACCGGTTACGTCTAAGGCAGTTTCAGGTAGTGAATTATTGATACCTACCTTAGCATTAGTCATTGATCCGGAGAATGGATTATCTAGAAGACTAGCGTTAGCATATGAACCGGTTGCAAAGATTACTCCACCTAAGTTAATTGAATCTTTTCTTCCTGCATTTAGAGTGATGTTAGTACCGATAATGATGTTATTAGGTCCTAACTGGGCTCCTGAGAAAGTCGTATCGGCTCCTGCTTGGCATCCGGCAAAGAAGGAGTGACTAGCGTTTGCGTTACCGTATCCTGCTTGGTATCCTAGGAAGTTTGAGAATGAAGCGTTTGTTGCACCAACACCTGCACTATTACCGAGGAAGTTAGATCGAGCTGCATTAGTTGCTTGATTACCTGCATTAGATCCTAAGAAGTTTGAGTCGTTAGCGCTTGTTGCAGTTCTACCAGCATCTAAACCTAGAAAGTTTGAGTCGTTAGCATTAGTTGCACCTAGCCCTGAACCTGATCCTAGAAATATACCGTTTAGAGTACTGAAGTTAGAAGTTGCTGGATTTACAGAGTAAATTGAAGATCCGCTGCTTGATACTGCAAAGTTTACTGTAGCAGTAACACCTGTTAATCCGGATCCATTTCCTACAAAGGATCCAGTAAACGAGCCTGTAAACCCTGCAGTTGCAATAACAGAACCTGTTACTTGTACTTGAGTTTGGTTTACTCTTACAATGTCACTTCTATCAACATCCGCTACCCCAGTTCCGTTACCGATTACAAATATTGAAGTTGTATTACCTTTTAAGTTATACTTACCTGTAACGTGCTGAGCAGATCCTGAAGCAACTGTCCATAAGCCTTCAGCGTGTGAACCAACTCCGAATGCTGCAGATCCACTACCCTCAGCGTGTGAATGTGCACCTCTTGCTAATGTTGCGTTTCCTTCAGCATGTGAATAAACTCCTGTAGCTGTGGTAGAACGTCCTTCAGCGTGTGCTGCATCTGCAACACTGCTAACTGTTGTTAAAAACCCTTCTGCGTGAGAGTATTGAGCATTGGCAACAGAGGCGTACCCTTCTGCGTGAGCGTGGTTAGCGTTTATACCAGTAGCTGTTTGACTTCCTTCGGCATGTGAGTATGCACCTCCTGCATTTGTATTGTCACCTTCAGCGTGTGCATAAGTTGCATTTGCTTTAGCTCTATAGCCTTCAGCGTGTCCGTAGTCTGCATTAACTTCAGTTTCACGTCCTTCAGCATGTGCGTAGGCTGCTGCAAATCCTACTGTAGCGTCTCTTCCGTGAACAAACGGTTGAATTGCTGCAGCATCGAGCGTGTGATTAATTCCCTGTAAGAAAGACCCTGTTAGTCCAAGGCTTCCAGTTATTTGAGCGGATCCTGAGTAAGGAAAAGCTGATGATGATACGATTCCGGTACCAGTGAAATTATAATAAGAAGCTGTTTGAGCGTTTGCTACGAAAGAAGCTGTTTGAGCGTTTGCTACGAAAGATGCTGTAGAGGCATTATCTGCATTTACTGCACGAGAGGCAGAGACTGCATTTAATACGTAGCTAGCAGTTTGTGCAGTTTGTACGAAAGATGCAGTAGTAGCATTATTTGCACTTAGTGCTTGAGAGGCTGATACTGCCACTGAAGCACTCAAAGAAGAAGTTACCTGCGGTAGGGAGTTAGCTAGGTTTTTAACTGTAAGCTGAGAGGTCGTAGTTGTAGCTACGACAGGAAGTACGTCTGTTCCAGTAACTGAACTGACTGCAGGAAGCTGAGATATCTTTACGTTTGCCATTTGTTTAACTGTTGATTTTAATTTTTTATACTATATCGGTACCGGTTATTAAATTGTTATCGTCTTCGGTCATTAAAAAATCGTTAGTTTCCGTAACCATATAATATGTAACCTCAACAGGTTCTCTGTTTCCTGCTACAGTTGCTGCTTCTTCAAATCTTGTATAAGTATCGTAGTTAGCTCCCGGGGAAATAGTAGGAGGGAACCTAACATTACGCATTTCGACTGTAGTATCTTGATAGGTAGTAGGCGGCCGGTTTCCGTTAGGGTTTCCCGGAGTGAGCCTACTCCTTCTGAATAAGTCTAGAAGATTCATGTTAATAAATAGCAGATCTTCTGGGAAGATACTAAACTATTTCACAAGCTCCGCCAGCACACGCTACCTCTCCCATTAGATTTGTACTGTCAACAAATTCAATTACTTGTGACAAATCTACGTTGTGTAAGCTTTTCATAAGTTCTCTGTACTGCTCTTCAGTACAATCTTCAAAAGGCGCTTGCTTGTAAGTATGTTCTGAGAACGGTAGTACTGAAAGTCCGTTATAGAACTTACGGTTTTCCCACATCCACTTTCCTACTTCTTCCCACTCACTCTCCTTTATAGATACGGTAGCAGATATATTGTGTGTATTTTGACCAGTTCTGTGACCTGGCTTGATCCAGTTTTGATAGAAAAACTTTACTCTTTCAAGAAGCTGTAAGGCAGATTCATGACGTAAAATTGATCCAGCAGGTGCTTTTTGCGGTACAGAAATAACTGCAGTATCGTGCGGACGGAAGTACTCGTCTTCGATAAGCTCGGGGTGATGTATAGATAGATGAGTATATATAGCTTCATTCTTACCTACACGAATACGGCGAATATAATAATCATTATGCCAAGCATGAATACCGCTTGAGGTACCGAGGGTCAAGGACGAGGTACCAGAAGGTTTAATAGTAGTACATCTTGCAGCCGAATTGATACCGATTATCTTGGCTACTCTTTCGTTTTCTTCTTTTACAATTTGAGCGGCTTGCTTGAGGTCTAATTTTTGAGCTGCACCTGATCCAATACCTGTCATACCTACACCGATCAAAGCGTCTTTTTCAGTAGTGCGCTGCCATACTGGACGTAAGTAATGAAAGTTGGTGTAGGAGGCTTGGAGTGTTCCGATAAATGCAGCTGCTTTTACACGCGCATTTAGATCTTCTTGATCTACAACGTCTGATACGTTTACTTCACAGAGGTTACAAAACTGGTAAGGACGTAGAGCGATTTCACAGCACGGATTGGTTCCCCAGTCTTTATCGTTATTGAAATAAATACCCGGTTCTCCTGCGCCTGATGCTTTAATCTTCTCCCACAGAGTCATGAAGAAGTCTTCGGTTGCTTTACTGCGGAGAAGTACAGCAGAGTTGTTAGCGCGTCCTCTTTGAGGATTACGCTCCCACCAAGCACCTGCTTTAGCAGAAATCATCTCTTCGTCATCTGCACTAAATAGACTGATTAGAGCTGCTCTACGAATACCGCCGGTCAATACCGCATCTGCAATATGGCATATAATATCGTGAACCTCAATTGGAGTTAATTTATCGTTATTTTGCTTACTATCAAGAACGCCTTGAATCTTAAGTAGACATTCTTTTAGAGGTTGAGGGCCAGGTGCTTTACCGCCTGAAGTAATTAACTGTGCTCCTTTCGGACGGATATCAGAAAAATCAAATACCGGGGTAGAACCTCCTTCAAAGTAGGAGCGCACCAATACCTTTACTGCATCGGCCCATCCTTCAATACTATCGCCAATTAAAAAACGGCGATTCTTTTTCGGATCCGGCTTTCTAATCTCAGGTAGTTTCTCTACGTGATGCTTTTGTACTGAATAACCTACACCTGTACCTCCAAGAAGTAAGAACATGGTTTCTCCAAAGGCTCTCCAATCGTCGATAGGAAGATAGGCACAGTTGTAGATGCGGTTAGGACTAATTTCAATAGGCTTACCGGCAAACTGCATAGAACGCATTGACGGTAAAGCTTTTTTGTCATGGACAAACTTATAAGCATCCTCAATTTCCTCTTTTAAATGAGGGAATTTTTTTAAGTGCATTTCCTTGTTTCTGTCTACTAATTCTTTCCAGGACTCTCTTCTGTTTAGTTCTGGATTAAATTTTGCATACTTCATATACACCGTCAAGTCTGAAAGGATGCTTTGCGAAATGTCCATTTTTGTTTTAGTTTTTTAATAGTTTTATAGATAGGTTTTTCATTCGGCGATCTTACGATGCCGTTAAGATCATAACCTGTTTAGTAAATTACTGTAGGTTTGAATTCAGCCCTTCTTGAAATTTCTGGGCTAGATAGCTATCAGAAGCTTGCGGAGGACGGAAAGTAGGATCAACCATATCTCTTGCTACCAAGTTGTTGGTACCTGTTCTTTCCATCTCAAATACGAACTGCTCGTAGGTAGTTTGATTTACAGGAGGTGCGAATGGGGTTCTTTTCTCTACATATAATTCTGCAATACTCATATCTGACAACTTTTGTAGTAATAAATAGCTTATTTCCCTAATTCAAAAAACCTTTGTTGTAGAAAATTTTTCTCTTCTGCACTGAATCCGGTAACGGGTTTTCCTGGGATGGGAGATCCTTCTTGAACAAATTCATCCTCACCCATTTCGCGTGCTTGAATCTCAATATTACCGTTTTCAGTATTAATTTTTACAGGATAAGTCATACCGTCACCACCGTACCGGTTTTTCATGATATGTGCCCTACCTGTACCGTTTACTTTATCTAACCTCTTTCTAGACAATGACATCGCAAAGTCTGCAATCATAATCTTGTTGTAAGACCCGGCTGCTTTGTCGCCTTCGATAACGTCATCTTTTGCACCGGCTCGATTTACCTGAGATACAGTCCAAATAGGAATCTTAATATCACGAGCAAGTGCTTTGGTGGAGACATAAATATCATCGATCTCATCTTTTCTGTCTATAGATTTTCTTTTTGACTTCAGGAGATCAACGTAGTCAATAATGATAAGGTCTGGTTTATGTCCAAGGTCGGTAATTTTCTGAATATGACTCTCAATAGTAGATATAGATGCTTTACCCATTGAGAATTCCTTGATGATTAGCTTGCCGGGTAGTTTGCCTACCGCCTCATCTACTTCTTTTCTATGTTTACCTAAATCCTGTATTCTGATACCGGTAAAAATAGCGTCATATCTCTTACCCATGTACGTTTCTGAAAGTTCGAGTGTATAGTGAGCTACTGTACCTCCTGCTGCTACCACCGTTGCACCTAACGCAACTAGCATCCAGCTCTTACCTCCGCCCGGATTACCGAAAATAATACCTAAGTCGCCGGATCCTATTCCTCCCTGTAGTAGTTCATTTATATGCTCCCAGGGGGTAGGTTGTGGGCCTCTTTCTTCTAGTCGATAACGAGTCTCGGCATCCTTTTCGTACTCGTGACCGATATTTTTATCTTGACCTGCTTTTAGTGCAGTATCAATAAGATAACGAATATCGTCGTACTGTCCCTTCTCAAGTAATTCAACAGAAGATAGCAGGGCTTTCTTTAGTTGCTGGTTTTTACAAAAGTTGGAAAACTCTTGTTCTACGAAATCTCTATCTTCGTTAGATGCTTTGTAAGCTTCTTTTAGCTGCTCAATTACAGATACTTTCAATACCTCGTTCTCTATCTTCTTTACTTCTACTTGAAGTACATCTAAGGTGGGCGTGGTATGATACTTATAGTGATACTTAAGAATCTCTTCTACAATCCACTTATGGGCTGGGTTATCAAAATAATCCTCTTCAAGGATATCATAGATACTCTGCAAAAATTCTCTATGCTTAAGTAAGCTTGATAGAACTTTAATTTGAAAGCTTACACCGTAGGCATTTAGTTGATTTAGAACGCTCATAACTTAATTTAATTAATCTTACTCAATCTTTCAACTCGTATTTGGATAAATTTGTAAATATTTCATTAAGCCATAGGTGAGGACTCATTAAGGTTTTTCCTAATTGGTCTTCGTTGTACAGTTTAATAAAATGCTCGGGATTAAAATTACTGCTTGGGTTAGCTACCACGTTATTCAAAGTTTCTTTATCTGGTTCAGGGATATTTGGATTCTCTAAATCCATCAGCTTTTGATTTATTTCAAGCTGCTTTCGAAAATTATAGACATCTGCGTATCTTTTATCCTTTCCTTCACACTCTTTTAACAAGTCTTTTAACGTAACTCTATCTTCGGTAGTTATAGTGGGAAATAGCTTAATTAACGTTTTTGCTGCAATACCCTTGACTCCTGGAACGTTATCCCCTTTATCGCCTACAATAATCTTATGAGTAAGGAAATTGTGAGGTGGGATACCGTACTCCTTAGTTATGTTGGTAGGAGTATAGATAATTTTTTTAATCGGAGAGTAGACGGATACTTTCTCTGTTACAAGCTGCAGGTAGTCTTGATCGGTAGATAGTATAAATACTTGTTCGTTAAATTGCCTTGAGAGATACCCAATAACATCGTCGGCTTCTACTTTATCTATAATAACTAAATCAACGGGGAGACACTTGAGATAATCAACCAGACGCACGATTTGAGCCGTTATCGATTCTGATTCTTCTTCCTGGTTGTCAAAAGCATCCCAGTTTGATATCTTTGTTATATGCCGGTTAGCTTTATATTCCGGATAGAGGTATCTTTTGTTAGTAGATCCTCCTTGTCCGTCAAACACAAGAATAACTCTAGTAGGTTGTAGGTATCTAATAGCAGCTCCTATAGATTTAAGAAAACCGCCAAGACCTCCAATATGACTTCCAGAGGGATTTACGTGTCCGATAGCTGCAAAGCTGCGGAGAAAAGTATTTAGTGAATCAACAAGTAATACTCTGCTGTTTCTGTATAAGGGTACCGCTTCCTGCTTCTCCATCTGCTCGAACATCTTTCTGTAATCCATTCTTCTTCTGTTTAGCAATCGGATTGGCCAATCTCTCGGCTATCCTTTCGCGGATTATTCGAACGTCATTCTCTGTCGGAGAATAGCCGTTCATTAATTCTGCAGGTATACCTTCCCAGGATATAAGATAATTCTGAACGTTAAAACCTCTATTGATACACTCGTTGTAGAGGTCGATGTACCGCTCTTTTAAATATCCTAGTTTGTCGTAAAAGAACGATACATGACCTTTACCGAGTGAAAACTGAGCAGGTATATTCTTGAGATTACATCTGCCCCTGGCTACTACGTTTGGTATACGTTTTAGCTCTCTATGTTCAGCAATTAAATGCTTATTACTAAGTTCTTTGGGCGGAATACCCACATTAATTCTTGTCATAACTTTTATTTAACTAAAGATACGTTATTCTTCTGTAGGATCAAACACATTTTTGTTATCTTCATCCGTTTCGATTACTACATCGAAATCGTTAGATCCAAGAGTCTTTAACCAATCCTTAGAGTACTGTTTCTTATAGGCATCGATTGCCTGCTTGGTATCATCGATAAATCCGTGTGCAGTCATAATAACTCTTCCAGTAGAAGTAACGTCATTAACGTGATTCTTATCGCAGCTTACTTTAGTACGCTTTGCAAACTCTACATCTTTACCGTTCTTAGTTGCTTTAATCTTATTAGTTCCGGAATTGGTTACATTACCGAAAGTAATAATAAGAGATGCATCGAAATACATAGTATCACCGCCCTTATTCTTCATCTTGGGCTGGGCCATAATATTCTCTGCTTTAGCAACCCAGATCTTGTTTACTGCAAGCATACTATTGGTGTAGGGCTGACTTTGCTTACGAGATAAAACAATCTTCTGGTTAATAAAATTACCAAACTGCTGAGACATAGCACCTGCGTTCCACTCGTTGTTATTCTTATTAGACTCTACAGACAATCTACTTGGAATAGATCCTACAGAATCCCAGAGGAACAGTAAGTCATAGGGTAGATTACCCTTCTTTTGTTCATCTAAAAGGTCGGCAATAAATGCTGCTACGTCTTCAATAGTGTTTAGTCTTTCTCTATCTACGTAGATAAAAAAGCCTTTATAGTCTGCTACCTCTCCATCTTCGTTAGGTACATTCTCAAACTGTAAGCCCATTTGCTTGGCGTGATCCCAATTCCATTTCATCTCAGTAATAATGAAAACAGGTAAGATACCTACTTTCTGTGCGCTAACTGCAGCCTCAAGAAGTGCGGTGGTCTTACCTGTATCAGAATGTCCTCGAAGTAATGTAATATGGCCTACGGGTATACCTGGAATAGATAGACAGTCTTGAAAAGCTTTAGACAAGGGAATCCACTCTTGGTTTTTCATTTTAATCGAAGTACTCGACAGGTTTTTAGATGCAATAAACTTATCGAGACTAAAAGTACCCTTGACAGCACCCGCTACACTTTCGTTAAGCGAGGCTTTAATTGATTTGGCCATAAATTAATTACTTAAATAGATCATCAAATTCCTCGTCAATGCTTGGTTTAGCCTTGGGAGTGTTTAGTGAGAGAGATGCAGGCTTTGGAGCGGGAGCTGCTTCTTTCTTAGGTGCAGCAGCAGGTGCAGGCTCATCAGCACTCTCTTCAGGATTAAGCCAACTGAGAAGAGAATCTTTCATTTCCTCGTAAGAATATTTCTTGAAAATACTGAGGGGTTCAGGTTGATTATTCAACCACTTTTCAACCTCAGCAGCATCCTCTGACAAAGGAGTAGTTTTTGTACGAACACGTACTTTAGATTGATTAAAGCTTGTACCGTTAGTCTCGGGTCCTGTAGTTTCAATAGTAATATCACGGCCCTGAATAACATCGGTGTAATCTCCAACATCTGGATCGTCAGCAAGACTCAACAATTCAGCATAAATCTGCTTACCGAATTCCCAAAGACGGACACCTTTTTCTTCCTCACCACGAACAATCACGGGTACAAATACGCGCATCTTCGGCTCAAGTTTGCGAGACATCATCCAATTCTCTTTATCGCCACTTGATGCAAGTTGCTTGGCGAATTCAACAATTGGATCTTTTTCACCGAAGTTCTGAAGAGAAACCATAGTACGGTTACCAATTCCGTAATGTACCAAGACCTCCTTGAAAGGATTAGAACGATCCCACGTTGCAGGTACAATACGTACCGAATGCTTACCTACGGTGGGTTTCCAAAGAATGAGAGACATATCTCTCTTCTGACTGCCTTGCTTTTGAGTCTGCAAAGCACTTAGTTTAGACTTAATTGCGCCTAAATCCATTGCCATAACTTATAGTTTTAAGTTTAAAAATACGTTAATAAAGTAATGTAAGGAATAATTCGCAAATAGCCAACTTATACGTTAACTATTCTGTGAATTTTTGTGGAAAGCCTCTTTAGTTCCTCTCCTTGAGATAAAAGGACAGTGTTTCTGTAATCAGGCCAATTAATTCGAAAAGAAGTATCGAGAACTCCTTCGTTTAAAGACTTAATTAAAAGGTTGAGGCTATTGATAGTGTAGAGAGTATTGGTCTCTTTCTTACGGTGAAGTAAGATAGTATTTGGAAGAACTTTTGTTGTACTTCCTTCAATCTCAATGTTATACGTACAAAGTAATTCTTCAGAATCTACAGATTCAAGTACAAAAATTTTTCCGTACATGATAGAGTATTCTCTCTGAATCACATTTAACGTTTCTTCCAGCTTATCTTTTGGAGAAAATGTACAGAATAACTTGTTTTTCAATTGGTCTTGCGTTAGTTCAATATATGCCATAATAAATAGTTCAATTTTCTTTAGAAAAGCTATAGTTATCTCCTTTTTGAGCTTTCACTCGATATCCGCCCTCTTCTAAAACATCTTTAATTTGCTTTAAGAAACCTTTTCCGTCTTCTACCGAATAATCTATTAGGATAGAATCGTATACTACGAGTATTACCCTGCTTTTCTTACCTTTAAATAATTCTCTTAAGGAAATTAATTTTTTAACGTTGTTTACGGTTTCTAAACACTGTACGTAGTAGTTGAAAAGCTTTTGAGGAGTAAAATCCTTTCCTTTTAGCTTTCTACCGTTGGGTAAAGTAAGAGATCCTTGTCGCTTACACTCCTCCCACATACTTTGTATGAATTCGTCAATCTCTTTAAAAAGCTCAATACTTTTGTACTGATCTTCTACTCCATTATATAACTGCCTAAACGTAATCTTCTTGGATTCTTGGTACTCTTCCGGAGTTAGCTCCGTTTTACCGAAGTACTGCTTACCTAATATGTCGTGGATTGACTCATTAGAAGGTAATAAAATTCCTAACATGTTTGCAATAAGCCGAATATGGTATCCGTCAAAGTCAAACTCCACTAAAACGTCGTTTTGCGGTATAAAAGCTGCTCTTGACCCATTTTCTTTATTGAAAGCTAGGAAGTTTATACCGTTAAATGCATTGGTTGGTCTGGAGGTTATGTTATAAAGGTTATAGCTTGTGTATATCTTGTTATCTCTTATTGATCTAACCTTCCATGTAGGTTCAAAAAACTTATCAAAAACCCTTTCATTTAACGTCAGCCCCTGTTCTTCTACCCATTTGTAGGCTTTTATGTAATTGTTTTGCCATTCTAAGTTTTTTTCCGTGTTGACGTAGCTTTTAACGGCTTCAAACATACATTCACATCTCTCGTAGTGTTTTGAGAGAGGTACCAATGTATTTACTTCTTCAGAATACTTGAATTTATTGTGGAAGTCTAGATGAACAGGAGTGTAGCATTGAAAATCTTTAATTTCTCCGTCTTTATCTAGTACATTAAAGTATAGGTCTACGGCCTGAGGCAGGTAAAAATAGTAAGAGTGCCATTTTTTATCTAACAGGTAAACTTTTTCAATATCAAACAGAAAATTCTGTATGTCGTCTAGACTTAACGAAAACCCCTCTGAATGATTTATCGGAATAATGTATCCTTTTTCAAAATCGTTATAGTAGAGTGTGCAGGGAGAGGTAAGTAAGGGGTGCGTTTCTTCAGAAAGAGTAACTAAATCAATAAAACACTCCTCTGTTTTTGGCAGTCTTGCAAGCTGTTCTTTTGTCTCAACAACGTAATACATAACATTTATTTGTCCCTCTATTAAAATAAGGGACTACTACCTAACAAACAACTTTAAGACGTTATCCTAGCAAACTTAGTGTAATCTCCTCCAATATACTCTACCAGACCTAGAAAAGTTCTTGCCTCTCCTTCGGTAACTCTTTTATTAGTATCGTAAACGCCTCCTTGAATTTGATACTGAGAGATTCGCTTGTTGTTTAACGGGCCTGTTAATTGCCACAGTATTTCGGCGGTTTCATACCCTAAAGACTCTGGGTCTATATCCCCGTTCTGTATCTTTGTCCAATCGGGCTGAGATATTTCAAAGATAGTTCGAGGTCCTGTGACTTCTTTAGCGAAGTAACGGGTAAAATACCCGCGTGCATAATCATCTTCTGTAGGACGAGGGTAGAAGGGTTTTAACTCGGTAAGTACACCGCGTATATCTTCCCCCTCCTCGTTTAAAGTTATAGTTCTTCCAATATCTCTAAGACTTCCGTATACACCGCCGCCATACTCTCTTCCTCCGGCGTGTTGAGGATCACCTTGAACTATGGGACGGAGAGGTTGATTTTTTCCTAAGATCGGTGTAGCACCGGTGAACGCTTGTCCGTCGTATGTTTTGTAATACCTGCCGGTATATACTTTCCCATCAGGAGTACTGAACTGGCCTCTTGTGTAGAGGTTTGTTATTATTCGATTCTGTGGATAGTATCTAATAGGCATTGTTATAAATATTTTCTACCCCCAGTATGTAAACGGATCTGACCCGGCTGTGATTCTTCCTGGAGCTTTAGGATTAAATCCAGGCTTATAGTTAGGGTTAAGCCTCTTTACAGTACTGTATCCTTCAGTATCTGCTTTACTCTCCTGTATACCTCCGTGTCCTACTACCTGCTGCCAGCTAAAACCTAGGAAGTGAGCAAGACGTATTGCAGCATCTGTTTGAGCAGCGGTAATTTTTGTATCGTCGCCGCCCTGTATTTCTACTCCTATAGAATTACTATTGTACCCTGATTGTGCAACATGCCATCCTTTTGCTCCATCTGGCATAAACCTGTAAATATCTGCGTCTCCGCTAATTACATACTGAGCGGGATACCCTCTACAATAAAAAGTATCGATCGTACCGGCAGCAGCACCGCCTACACCGCCACGGCCAGTTCTCTGCCTTCCTGCAGTATGGTGTATTACAAACCATCTCGGAGGATTCGTTATAACGCCGAGATCGAATCTATTTAACTGGGTAACATCTATTATCTCTGCCTGAGTTAGCGGAGTTAGACCGAAAGAGTTTAAGTTAATGTTAGAGGGATTCTTTTTAAACTGGAATGGAGCTCTTAATCCTAATTTCCTCTGTGCGTATTCAGGGAAATTAGTACTATTGATAGATCCTTCAGGTATCTGTGGTGCTTTAGAGTAGGGGTCGTCTCTATCACACTTATTTCCAAAAATATCGATAACTCCTGGATTACTTCTAACAGCTATTCCGTTTTTAATTTCTATAGGAACAGCAGGTGCATTATCTGATTGCTGTATTTGTGCAGGATCTGCAGCTATGGTTGCTGATAGCTGTGCTGACTTAACTCCTAACCCAGACTGCTCTCTCAGCTTTATCATCTGCCCTTTTATTGTTGTAGTCCATTCGTTATTTTCTATTTTATGAATTAGACCGTTTACAATAAATCCAACTAACGGTAATCCTGCATCACCTTTTCCGGAACCTCTTAATGAAAGAGGGAGCCGGTTTGGAGGTATATTAAAAGCATTCCCCATTATAATACCGCTAATTCCATCTAAAGTTAGTTCTAATTCTGCAGGAATGAAAGGAGATGCTATCGTATTCTCGTCTCTCGATTTCACCTTCGACATCCTTTCGATATAATAGTTCTTAGATGGATCGATAGCATCTTGGCTTAAGTTAAAATCCTCGTAAACAGCCTTCACATGTAAATTGAAGTTTACGGCTTGCTCCTGATCGGGAGAGAGTGCTGGTTTGTTTTTATTGGTCCTATTATTCTTTTTAGGTGCAGGAGCATTATTGCTTCCGTTAGCTCCGTTATCTGCATCTTGTACATAAGGCTTATACCTATCTCTAAAGTTTTTATTTAACCAACTTAATGCTGTATGATCTTTAGCGTTTACAGATCCTGTAGCAGATTGGGCAGATATTGCTATCATGCTAGCTAATCTAGTTGACATAACAGTTTTTAGCTGCATTTGTCTAGCTATTCCAAGATTTGGTAAAGCAATTTCTCGAAAATCAGATCCTATAGTAGGTACTCTTACGGAAAAAATAGGCAGTTCTCCGGATGAAACTACGGCTTGTTTTAACTTGTTGTAAAAATTATCTTTAATAAGAATGTTAGTTTCTGTCCCTATAGGCGGTACGTACTGGTCGTCTTGAATCTGTATAGTATTCGTATCATCTCGGTAGGCGACTCTGAATGCATTTACATTCCCTAAAGCTTTGTTAATATCTCTCATCACCCTTTCAAGGAAAGGTTGCAGTGCTACGGCATGTTGAGGGTCGCTAGTAGAATATTCTTTTAAAATTCGCAACAAATACTGTGTGCAAACCATTATATGCATGGTCTTTCCTTGATAGGCGCTGCCCGGGCTTTTAAAAGCTAATGTACTTTTGTTTAGTACCACACTTACTTTGTTTGTATCCTCTTCTGGCTTGAAGGGAGCAGTTATAAGTTTTGCTATTTCCGGGGTAAATAATTCTAAGTACTGATTGTTTTTTAGCTGTGCGGGAATTAAACAAACATTCGGGTCGACGGAAAACTGCTGCGGAGAAGTTAAGCAAAAATTAGTTTCAGGATTGTAATCAACATAGACATAAGGACGTTTTTCAGTTCCCTTTGCAGGTGGATTTGTACTTACAGTTTCTTGTTTTGAATCGTAAAACAAACACATATTGTTTATAAAAGCTAGCAAATATCCTAGCGGGATATAAACCTGATAATCTCCCCCGTACTGTGTTCCTGTCAGATTTAACTGCTTGTACTTTACAGTCATGCTAGTACATAGAGCTGTAAAGTCTGGCTTAGACAAGTCACCCCCGATATACGGTATTTGATTAAACTTACTATTATCTAGCATTAACTGGCTGCTAAACCCTTTTGCTGCATATTCTAGTAAACTGAACTGAGTTGGAGGAGTGGGGGTTGTACCTTGTAGCGCTAAAAGTTTTTCAAAAACTCCATCTGTATAGAAAAGTTGTGTATCTGAGGTTAAGTTGTATGTACTAACTGTACCTTGTTTCAAAGAATTTTCTTGAGAAAGGTACTGCACTGAGGTGAGCATTGCATGTAGGGCAGATTCAAACCCTTCATAAGATTCTTTTTGCGCAGGTTCGATTTCTGGCTCCTGCGATGCATCACTTGTAGTGACACTGGTTCCGCCTCCAGGTGTAGAAGATTGAGGAGGGGGAGGCGTGGCGCTTGCTATAAAACCTACATTATTGGTTGTGAGAGTTATCTTTAAAGGAAGAAGTAGCGCCGGTTTATCGGCGTTACTAGGGTCTTGCACGAAATTAAGCCCAGTTTTCGGATCAGCTATTGCGCCGCTCTGCTTGAGTCCTGAATATGTGAGAGGTATGCCTGGTTTTAGTGTCGCTAGAACATTTATATTAATCTCTAAAGTTACACCTTCGAGAGGTGAATTTTTAAGAACACCGCTTCCTTTACTATACTCAAAACGTACTATATTAGCTTTTTTACTAGTTTGTTCCCAGCTTTTTACAGCCCTTATGAGATTGGTTCGTAATACTTCAAAATCTGAGTTAGTGCTATAGGGATTTTGGAACAAAATTAGAACTTTTGTGGATTTATTTACACCAGCGCTAGTAGTTGTAGAAGCCTCAAAAACTCTACTTGTAAAAAAAGTTACACCAGTTGCAGGGGTTTGGTCACGTAAAGGGCTTGTTGCAGGTGTTTCTATAGCGGTAGCCCTACCTCCTTGGTTTCCTGAAAACGTCGATACAGCATATCGAGACTGTGCTGCTATAAGCCCTCCTAATCCACTATCCTGTACATCAAGTGTGTTAGCTACTAATGCTTTTTCCGGATCTCCGAAGTTGTCTAGATCTCCCCAGTTATCCGTTGTTGCTACATTTTTAAACTGGTTAAATAAATCAGTGTTTAGAGTAACTTCTGTTCCGGGGTTAGTAGAAATAAAGGTAAGAGATCCAGGAGATTGAGGATTGGACAGGTAAAGTCCGGTTAATCTCTCTTTCGCTAGTTGAATAGTAGTTATAGAGACGTTCGGTCCTATTGGCGGATTCGTAAAAATCCCCGCATAATCTAACTTTACTAGCTGTCTTTGATAGTCAGAGACAGAATAAAAACCGTAAGTCGGTACTAAGCTCGTACCAGTAAAGCTATCGTAGGTTTGTTCGGCTAGCAAAAGTTCGGCCGTGTTTTTAGGAACTGTGATAGTAGGTCCACCTCCACCTCCGCCCGCTCCGCCTGCAGCTGCTAGATCCCGTATCTGCTTTTCTTGTGCTGCAAGCTTTTTTTCAAGAGCTCTTCTCTTTCGTTCATCTTCCTTGTATTTTTCTAGAAGACCGTCCTGTGCATTCTTAATTCTTGCGATAAGGGCAGGAGGTAGTTTGTAGGCTTGATTTATTCGGATAGAATCCATTATAGCACCTAGTCCTACTAATTTTACTGAGCAGTCATAGCCTCCTTCTTGGTTTAGGGACCAGTTGAAATTAGAGACTATGCCTAGCATTCCGTCGTAATTACCGCTAGTACCGAATTTCTTTTTTTCAATTTCCTGCTGTATAATCTCTTTTCTCAATCCATCTTGGAAGGGGTCTGACAGTCCGGTAACATCTTTTGGAACAAAAACCCCTTGACCGTTATTTGTTCCTGCAGGATTATCGTAGTTTTTGTAGTACTGGGTATGCCCCCACTCAAGTAACATTGAATATCCGAGTCTAAAGTACAGAGCTTCAACGGTATTGAGTTGATTCATGTTCCATACCTTGAAACTTATAGTGGCTGTTCTTAAGGAACCTAACCTACCTACCGTATCAACTGTCACAGAAGTAAGACCGGGCATCGGTCTGTAGCCTAATTCTTGTGTTCCTCCTAATCCGTATGCCCCGTCTGGACCTATTCCCTGTCTCAACATCGGCACATAGCCAGAGCCGGTTTGAAAATACTTTGTTGCACCGGCTTGTAGTACCCAGTTCTTAGCGAGAGAGCTACCATCTTTATAGTCCCCTGAACCAGGTATTCCTAATCTCTCAATATACTTGTCCAGGGTTTCGTTACTTCCAGGGGGGAATGCGATATCTATCGAAGATATAAGCCGTACCCAGGCTGTTTTATTTGCTAAATATAAGACCTGCTCTTCTGTTCTAGGTCCCCAAGGATCTGCACCAGTACTGCTATTGCTAGCTCTAATTGCTAACTGTCTTAGTACATAGTCTGCAAAAGGTGCACCAATAACGTTTGATAACTTAATGTTAGTATTAGAAGCCATTATTAGCTAAATTATAATTATTTAGTATTTGAGTAATATCAGTCGGTATTCTTAACTGTATTCCTATAGGAGGGTAGATAGAGTCCCCGGGCAATGCATTTGCAGAAGCAATAACCCACCACAGTCCGCTATCTTGATAAAAATCAAGAGCTAGTAAATCTAACCTATCATTTATAGTAGTTATAACATAATAGTCGTTATCTGTAGGGGCAATACTAGGGTATAGATTAGTCTCGTAGTACTGGCTACCGGTTAAATTTAATTTTACAGTTGTTATATTCTCGTATCTTGATGCCATCTACTCTTTTATTTTTACCTATGAGGGAATTAATGATCTTATTGCTGCTACGGTATTACGATTTCTAACAGCATTAGGACTGGCTGGAGCTGCATTTGTTGCTGGAAGGGTTGGTGGAGCTCCTGCTGCTGGTTGTGCTGCTTGTGCTAGCGTAGCTGCTTGCGCCGACTGCGCCTGTACTATTGCAGCGAGATCAGTACCTACGGGCTGATTTCTTAAGTTAGCATCTGTAGCGGCAGGATTCATGTAATTATCTCTGTTAGCGATGAGAGGTACAAATCGGTTTGCATAACTTACCTTTCTCGGTAAGATATTCATTATTGGTTTAAATGAACACTGCACTGTAACCATATGAGGTAATTCTCTTACATCGTCTTCAGCAATTCCTTCCTCTAAATATTGGTTAAGAACTATTTCCCACGGAGTATTAGTATTGTCAATAGTTACGTTTATGTTTTCAAGGAATCCAGGTACTCTGTAAATATAATCTCCAATAGTCAAGTTAACAACATTTCCGCGCATTAAATAGTACTGTGAAGAATAATCGGGATATACTTGAGATATTAATTGATTCAATTTAGTGTACATTGGCCGTAATTCCTGTCTACTCTGTGCAAACATTTTGAATGTAAATCCAATAGTTCTATCAAAGCCTTGGTATGTTCTAAAAGTTTCACCTCTTCCTAAGTACTTAAATGTATTATATTCCGCCTGGTTTGTATCTGTAATCTGCCCTTCAATAAAAGCTCTAAAAATTAGAGCTATACTTTGAGCAGGATTGTCGTTATCTATACACTCAAACGCAAATTTTATTATATCTTTAGAATTAGGTCCTTGTGTCTCCCACGGCGTTGCTGCTTGCGGATCGTAGTAAAGCTCATCAAAAAGAGGATCAAGCATATTCAAATTATCCTGTCCAATAACGGAAGTGTCTGTAACGTAGTTAGCTCTCACCCTAGGCTGTCCAGGATTTCCAATTCCTAAACCTGTTACTCCATTAGAAACGTTTGCTACATTAAAATTACCGTAGTCAGATCTAGGGACTGTTCCTGGTAAGTAATCTCTAAAATCTATAATGGTAGGACTAGTAGGTAGCTGTCCATCCCGGGTTCTGGTTCCTGCGTCAGCGATTTGCTGGTATGTTAGGGCGATGTTAGAGTAGGAAACACTCTGTACCCCGTTAACACTAAAATTGGGGTCAGGATTAGTTTCACTCTTCTGTATTGCATCGGTATCTGTATATCTAAGGATTCTTGTAAATCCTATTCCATAAACAGATCCAGGACCTCCGCTATAGCTAAAGATTTGATCTCTAAACTGTGAGATTCCCATTCTATCTACTAGATCTACATTGGCCCCTAGAGTTCTATTAAAAGATAAGTTTCCAAGTTCCTTACCTGAGTTTATAGGTTTCTGTAAGAGCTTGGTAACCTTTAAAATAGAAAGACGGTTTGTTGTTTCAGTATTATTTTGGGGAGCTCCTGCAATATAGGCGTACGTTCTTTGAGGTATTTCAAAAATTGTAGGAGAATTACCGTGTCTATTGAAGTGAGCACCGGTACCCATGGTTTGTACCTGGGCTAGAGTGTTAATTGGCTCATAAACATTAGTAACAGGTAGGAAAATATTACCTAACTGTTGCTGCTGCTCAGTATTAAAGACTAGAGAATTTGGAACCTGGGTTCTAGGATTGGTTAACTGTAATCCTTTTTGTTTTGCAATAAATGCAGTACCGCGCGGGGCGCTATTAAAAAACTTTTGAATTCTCTCCCGATCAATAGTGGAAGAGATAACTCCTGCACCTCCGTCAAGAAGTGTACTAATAGCTCCTCCTCTTACTGGAAAATCTAACCCTGTTCTGTTTGCTTCGTAGTACCGTTTAAACTGAAGAGGAGTACTAGCATTGTCAATAGGGAATTGCACAAAAGGTTGTCCGCTATTTCCACCTCCAGGCCTATCTGCTCCATACTGGAGACTAGTTAAATCAGTTCTAAAATTAATTAGCGGCATGTTAGCGTTTATTTGACGATTTTACATACTCAAGATAAGTGGGCTGCGGTTTAGCATTATACGTAACATCAATAGGATTTTGAATAGGAGGTATAGCGGGGGAGTTTAGAGGTACAGAAGAACCTCTTATTGAGGCTGCTACATTAGCAGGTACTCCTTCAAAAATACCAGAAGGATTCGTTTGTCCTTTTTTACTTAGAGTTGATCTTCTTATTTGTCCTAGCATTGACATATTAAATAATTTTATACTGCTGCGTTTCCGTAAAACATTGGCAGATTTCTATTAGTACTTTGTGCCATTACTTGACCGTCTACAACCATGTAGTTGTGTATTACTGCTTGACCGTTAGAAGCTGTAGATCCTTCTACGCCGGGTCCTCTACGTCTACGAGGAGATACATACTCTTGTTCTTGTCGAGCTCCATTTTGTACAGTACGTCCTACAGAAGGTGCTTGCTCACCTGTTCCTACTCCTGTTGCCACCCTTATACTTTCTGCAAAAGTACCTGTCCCCCCTCTAATAGTTCCTGCTAGCATTCTTATTTGACCTGCTTTTTCATCACTAAAGAAACTTACTACGTACGCTACTCCTTCCATCATCGTAGCTACAACCCTTCCTACTACATCTATAACACTGGCAAGTTTGTCAGCAAGTGCTCTTACAAAACTAGTAATCTTTTCAGGACTTGTTATAAAATCAAAGATACCTGATTGTTTTATTAACTCAACAAACGTTCTCTTCATCTTCTCAAGTATTTCGGTAATTCTTTCAGCGGTAGAGATTTGAGTGTATGAATTGTAAGCATCCTTGCCAATCATTTGACTGATTTCTGCTTGAGTTTTACCTTGTCTTTCCAGTAACTCTATTTTCTTATGAAAAGTCTCTAAGTCTGTTGCTCCAAGTCTTTTATATAACTCTTGATTTTTTAAAATATCAGCAAGCTCACCTCTACTCATCCGCATAGCGTCAGCAATAGCATCTTGCTCTATTCGCTTCATTTTTGTAAAGTCAGAAGCTTTACCTACCTGTTTAGTTATTTCTTCCGCAAGAGTAGCGTAATCGTTATCTAGAGCAGCTTGACGTGCTCTTGTTAAGTTTAATTCCTTACCGGTTATTACCTGGGCTTCCATTTCTTTCGAAATGCTCTCTTCAAAATCTAAAAAGCCGCCTGCTATATTATCTAACTTCTCTAAATCAAAACCAAGAGTTTTTACTTGCATTACAGTGTTAGCTATTTTCTGAGGATACTGTGCAAACATTAATCCTACAACACCTGATAGCTTTGAAACTTCTTTCATGATGCCGTTAAAGCTAAAACCGGTACCTCTTAGTCTATTAAACCCGTCTACTGATTTTATAATATTACGAGTTAATGTTATCGCACTTTGACCAGAAGTTATAGCAGTTTCTGCAATCTTTTGTCTAATGCCTGCTTCAGTCCCTATTACATCTCTAAGTAGTACATCGTTTTTTAGGATGTCACCACTGAGCTGTTTATTAATTCCAAGTTGATTACCAATCTCAGCTTGAGATTGCATCATTCTATCCTCATTGATAGCAATATGTCCACTGCTTGCAGCTATGGCAGCAAACGAACTTCTCATACGGTTTGCCTGTCCGTATGAAACGTTTATCGCTCTTGCAAACCTGAATATACCTTGTTCTACACCGAGTATACCCTCGACTATAGTCTTGACCACTCCCACCATACTGCTTAAAAAGCCACCTATAATAGGTATTGAGCTTGCAAACTCCTGTATACCGCCTAATAGACTTCCGACACCTCCTGCCCTTACCTTTCCGCTTCCCATTCCAAAATCTTCTCCAGTTAGAAGCTTGGCTGCATCAGCAAAAGGACTTACTATAGCATTTGTAGCAACTTTTCCTATTTCCTTCATCGGTGCAATTAACTTCTTAGCTCCAGCAATAGCTGCCCCCGCAGCTACAACGTACGGATTTTTACTAGCCGCTCCGGCTGCTGTTGCGCTCTCTAGCTCTCCGCCACCGCCCGTACCTCCCTTTCCTGTCGGTATATTAGATCCGCCTCTTGCCTTTGCACGGGCTTTATCAATTTGTTGCTGTCGAGCCTCTTTGGACCTAAAGAGATCCATTATTCTACTACCTACAGTTCTTTGTTTATTTATGTCTTTAATTAATCGCTGCTCTACTTCAAGAGATTCTTTTCGTCTTTTTGCTTCTTCTTGCATCGCTCTTAACTGTCCACCAGTAGTTCTTCGAGCTTCGGCCTGTTTCTTTTTCTCTGCTTGTAACTCTCTTTCTATTTGCCTAACTACAACTGTTTGTCCTAGCTGTTTCCTCTCTATTAACTCTTCTTCAAGTTTTTTAATCTCTTCTGTAACTTTTGAATACTTGTTAGCCTCAATTACAGCTTTTCTTCCTATTTCTTTAATTTCTTTCTGTAAATTTAACTCCTCTTTCTTAGCCGTTCTAATCTTCAAAGCAAGATCTAACTGGCTCATTAAAGCGAGGTTTTCCTCCTTTATTATACCAACTTGACTCCTTGCAAGAGCTTCCTGTTCTTCTCTTTCTTTTTTAGTAGCCATACTATCTCTATAGAAATAAATAGGTTACTTATCGTTTTTTTACCTTAGAGACGTATGTAGGAGATTCTACTGGAGACTTAATGTTGGGTTTGGAAATCAAAGGTTTATCGGCAGTAACAGTTTGCTGCTCTTTTCTGATTTCCTGCATCTTTTCCAAGTGTTCATTGATAAAACGTAGATTTAGCCTACGTTCAGAGATAGGCATATCCATTACCTCTGACCAGGAAAAGCCACCGCCGCCATGATAGGCTAGCTCGAATACCTCTCGTTTATATATTTGTCGGTACTCAACCCCCGGGAAAAAAAAATTCCGCCGTTAGCGGTAGCATTTGCTGCACTTCCCTGCCCGACGAGAGCGTGAAGTCGATTGTGAGATCGATATCGGGGGTTATCTTTGTAATATATGCCCTGAGCGGGTTAGAATCTTTAGCAATTAGGTAGTTGTCTACGAAATCACGGACAGCTTTAGCTTCGTAGTTTCCGTTTACGGAAAGTATTTGCTTTTTTAGACGGGTAGTAATCTCCCCTGCAGCTAAATTAGCTTTCTTTAAGCCTTTAATTTCAGCTTCAATGGCTTTTTCATCTGCTACGGTAAGGAGACGGAAAGTCACCGTATTTTTTGAATGAGGGAGTTCGAAGCTAAACTCATTCTTGTTATCGTAAATTGAATAATCTACGCTCTTATTTTTAAGATTTTGTAGATCAACTGTAATTGCCTCTTTTGAATCAGTCTCTGAATCTAAATACTCAAAAGAGTAAGTAGACCCGTAAGCAAGTATACGAGAGGCAATCAAAAGAGCGTTTCTGTCTCCCAGTAATAGATCTTCATATTTAATGGGAGATTTGATCAACGACTGTAACATCCTTTCAATAGCGACCCCTTGTTTTAACAAGTTTACGTTAGTGAGAATGTCTTCTTCGCGTGCTGTCATGTACTTCATCTCGACAGTACCGGAAGAAAGAGGATTTTCGGTTTCGTAAATTTTACCTTGAGACGGAAGCTCAATAATTTCTGTAGGAAGTGAAAACTTTTCTGACATAATCTTAATTTAGTTATATATTGATAAATATATCAAAAATAACTTTTTTGTTTATCTAATCTTAAAAATATTCCGAATAAATGCAATCCCGTAACCTATAAGATCCAAAACAATACAGAAATACACCCCTGCTATGGCAAGCACTGTAATACCGTGGAATAGCCATAAGATCCAAAAGCCTCTCATATCGCTGGTATCTCCGAAAAGGACGTACCAGATGAGGGATGTCATAAACGAAATTCCCGTAGTGTAGAACAGTACTTGAAGAATTGTCCAAATTACATATAACTCTACCCAAAATCTTCTAACAAGTACTGCTAAAAATAGTACGGCCGGTACAGCGATCATAAAAGTAGTTAGTGTCATAACATTTATTTTATACCTAAAGATATGGATTCTCTACCTAACTTCCAACTTTTTTACATAAAAAAAAGCCGCTTTTTAGGCGGCTTTCTAACTTATTGAGAATCAATTAATAATTTAAGATACAGTAATCCATTCCAATACCTAATTCTATAGTGATTGCATCTTGGTTAGACCAATCGTAAGTTCCGAAGTTAGCAGTCTTAACGAAAGCTCCTTTAATAATCCACTCCGATACTACGTCACCTACTGGACCTAAGATTGAAAGGTTTAGATCTTTCTTGTAGAAGTCGGAATAACCATCACGTCCAGTTACTGATTCGTGTGATAAACGAATCCACTCGATTGCAGCTTGCTGACCTGAGGGAGAGATTGGGTTGTAAAGGTTGAGGGTCATGTCCTGCCACTCGGCCTTACCTTTAATCTTACGGTAAATGTTGATGTGGTCAAGCTTCACTTCGTTCAAGTTCACGTTGGGTGCAGTAGCACTCTTAATCATGAAAGAAGGAATGCCGTCAATATACATGATAAACCGGTTCTGAACCGTTGGTTCATAGGCCGTAAACATTATCTCATTTGGATCTAATACTGGCATCTTATTCTTGGTTTAATATAAATATCTATTGATGCAGAACTTAAGTTACATTTACTTCTTTGCAATTACACCAAGCTCTTGTTGAACTTTACTATCTTGAAGTGCTTCTTCTCCGCCTTCTGCTTGACTGATTACATCAGCCATTTCTTGTTTAGCTGCTTCAGGATTACCTTTATTTTTCTTCTTTGCTTTAAGCAAGTCTTTAGCTATTCCCACAACAACTGCGAGTCCCATACCGCTAAATAGTAAATATCCGAACAGTTTTGTTAGCATTATAAGGGATGGATCGGTTATATAGTGCATCGGATTTACAGCTTCTTCTATATCTCCTTCAGCTGTCATAGTCTCCATTTCTTTTACACTCTTATCTTTTGCAGGAGCAGCAGTACTTACCTTTTTAGTTGCATTCCCAAAAGCTTTAGCAGCCATATTAACTTGAGGTGCTAAATTATCAGGCTGTTGCAATTTAGCCATAAGATCATC